ACGGTCGAGCGTGTTCCGCTCGTCATACTCGTTGAGGATGCGGTCGAGTTCCTTGATCTCACCTTCGGTGGTGGTGCTGGGCTCGTAGCCTACGTCGTGGAGATCGGAACGGTGGGCCGTGATCACCTTGACCACTGCCTCCTTGATCTCCTTGTTCGGGAACGTGGCGTATCCGAGCACCGCCTTCAGTTTGTCCGTCACGCTGACTGCCACAGAACCTCCTGGTATTTAGTGAGTAAAGATCAGATGCCTAGTCGCCTAACGATTGCGTCGTCCAACTTGTGCGTGAACTCGACCATCTCTTCAACCACCTCCGGCAACTCGAACACCTCAACCATTGGTGTAGCTGGAGCTTGATAGATCATCGTAGCTCCATCATGTGGACACTTGAAGTCCATTGCGAGTGCCATGTTGCCGGTCTTGTACTTACCGGAGCGTCCACAGTAAGTACACTTGTACGGGAACGATTGTACTTTCACTCCTGGAGTTCTCCTAAGACAATCGTCGCAGTACCTGCCGCCGGGATCGGTTTCACTTCCGCGATCTCGTACTCGCCGTCATCGGTCAGCACTGAAACCTCAACGTCGTCGCCTAGGTCATCCAGTTGTTGGCGCAGTTCCCAGACTTTCAAGTTTTCACCTCCTTCCGCGCATCGTAAGCAGATTGAGTCCACCCATTCTTGTCGAGCCACCCGATAGCCTCGAACCGAGCGCAGGTGAACGGATGAAGCTTCCAGCCTTCGGCCACATCCTTCATGGCTTGGATCAGATGCTGACGATCCTCGGGCGTTGGTTCTACCCGAGGCGGACGAGAATCCTGCGGCATAGCTTCTTAGCTTCCTCTCTTGCTGCGTGGTTGCCATGAGCAGCCTCGCGTACTTGTACGTAGAGTTCCGTCACCAGATCAGAGACGGCCTCTTCGTCAGCTTTCGGTGGTGAGAACTCACGCCTCACTCATACTCCAGGTAGATCGTCCGGTTCTCGTACACAAGCTCGACGTGCACTATCTCGTCGGCCTGCTCGCCGGCTTGGTGAACGCTCACTTCCCAATCGAGCTTGTTCTTCGACTTGAAGTCAAGGCTGCGCTCAACGTCCGCGATGTTGATGCCGACCTTTTCCAGTATCTCGCGGAGCTTCATTTCTGTAATTCCTCCTCGATCGCTTGGTGAATCTCTGACGCAATGTCGATCGTCTTCATCACGTCGAGATTGGTGAAGTGCTTCTTGAGCACGGCCGCGATTCGCTTGAGCTTCTCGGCGTCGGTCATGAGCAGTACCTCACCAACGCAGCACGCAGTGTGAAGAAGAACACGGCGAGCATGACAGCGTTCGTCAGTATTACGCCGAGCGCCAGCTTCTCGTCGGAGAGTTTCATAGCTTCACCCTCTCAGTTCCGAATACTACTGTCCACATGGACTTGACTGCTTCGATGTGAAGCGCGTGTGGCGTGTCAGGGAATAGCTTTCGCAGCGGCACCAATGCACGATCAGCTAATCCCTTCCAATCGTCAGCTTCGATCAGCGCCTCACACAACTTGCAAGCACACCAAGGTCCAGTATCGTTGACCAAGGCCACGGCACCGGCAGCTCGAATCTCCTTGATATGCTGGAGCGGTTCATACTGCCGGAGTTCCGTTGTCTCCGTGGAGCAGAAGTCGCACCTCGTGAAGTGCTCGGTCATTTGACTGCGTTCCCATCAATGCCGGCGACCTTGGCACGACGCACCAAGCGACTGGTGTACGCGAGAATGCTCTCACCCTCGGGCACCTCCAACATCGTCCGCAACGCGCGGAGAACATCTTCACAGCTTGGAGGTGGTTCCTCGGTGACGACTACTTCAGGGGTGGTGGTCATAGTGAGTTCCTCATTTCCTTGAGGCGTCGGATGATTTCCATTCCGATGCTTGGATCGCGCTCGGCATCTATGCCCTCGACCACAGCGTTGATCGTAATGAGCTTGGATGCGAGCAACTCCTGAATCCAATCCTCGATGGTGTTGGTGGCGACGAGATAGTAGCTGTCGCAACCGTGCATGTTACTGAGCCTGCCGTATGCCCGCTCCTCTGCCTGTGCGTGAGCGGCTGGTGTCCAGTACAGGTCTGCGAAGACGACGTGGCCTGCGGCTGTCAGATTCAAGCCGGTCTGGCCGGTCATGAGACTCACCACGAGGAAGTGTACATCAGGATTAGTCTGGAATTCGTTTTCCAGACGAGTCCGCTCTTCGAAGTCAGTATCACCCGTCCAGTAGATAGCTTCACGACCGAGCCCAAGGGCGATCTTACGTACCACGTCCTTATACTGCGAAAATATAAGCACTTTCTTATTCCCGAGCTTGGCGTCTCCCGCATCCTGTTCCGTATCGTACAGTTCCGCCGCCAGCTCGACCACCGCATCAACCTTGTCATGGGCACAGACCTCTTTCAACTTCCCAATCTCAGCGAGAATCGACGTGATGTTGAACTCGATCTTGTTGCCAGCCTCGTCGATCTTCAGGTACACACCGGCGAGCACCTTCTTGTAGACCTCTCGCGCACCGGCACTAAGCTCGTGGAGGTTGGTGATTCGATTGATCGGCGGCAGCTCAGATACAACATCCTTCTTGAGCCGTCGGATCATGATGGGCTTAAGGACTTCTCGAAGCTCCTCGATATTGCGCGCCGTCTTCCCGTTGTACGTGTACTGGTAGATGAACTTATCTTCCGAGGGGAATAGCTCCGGGCGCAGCCAGTTGAGGATCGCCCAATATTCACCCGGACGATTCAATACTGGCGTACCTGTGAGAGCGAGGCGCTTGTCAGGTGTGAGCATCCTGACTGCCTTGCTGCGATTCGAGTCTGTGTTCTTTGTGTAGTGCGCCTCGTCGGTGATGATGAGGTCGGGCTTGCTCATGTTGAGCAGGTCAGCCCAGAGGAACCGATCCTTCTTGGGGACGACGTGCTTGAGACCGTTCTCGTCTATCGTCTCCTTCTCCGGCACCTCTGTCTTGGACCCGAGGATGTCATAGTTGATGATCACCCAACGTGGCTTCTTCATCAAGAGTGTGGTGACCGCAAATTGGTCAGGCTCCCGACCCCACAGAACAGTTGGAATCTCTCCGGTGAGTTGGATGATCTCACGTGACCAATTAGCTTTGAGATGGGCAGGGCAGATAACAACTGTTCGGAGATTGTGCAGTTGTGCATATCCGACTGCTTGCCAAGTCTTTCCCAGTCCCATCTGGTCAGCAAGCAGGGCGCGTCCGTTCGAGAGATTGATAAACTCAACTCCCACTTTCTGAAACGGGCGTGGAGTGTGACCATTCTTGAAAGGGAGGACAAGATCTGAGTCCTGTTGGAGTGCGATGGTGTCCATCTTGGTGCGTCGCTCGATCTCAGTCTCGACCAACGCGAGCGCATCTGGCTTCCAGGTTACGCCGCGATCACTCTGGTATCCCTCCAGCGCCTTGTACACGCGCCAGCCTTCAGTGTATGGGATTGTCCAATAGAGTTTCTCGCGGAAGTACTCGGCACCCGGTATGTCCCTCAACAAATTCGTGGGAGCTTTCGGATGCGCTGTGATCTTGAATTGCTTGCCGTCCAGCTCGATGTTGTAGTCGGGCGCAGACTCGAACTTCTTGATCTTCGCCTCGACACCCATCAGATGCGTGAGCTTGACGTTCTTGAGGTTGACTACCTGCTCGCGGAACGTTTTCCACGACTCGGCAGGGACGCGATTTACTCCTGTGTACGCATCGTACTGCCGAGCGTAGATTCCACGGAGCAAGCTGAGTATGTCCTCGCGAATGTCGGGTAGGATTTTGACATTCACATAGAACATATCGAAGTCGCAAGCCCGAACCTCAGTCGGTCGAGCCAGGGCTTCTTGGCGGACTTTCTCTCGTTCGACTTCTTCCGCAACTCGCTTCTCCCGCATGAGCTTCTCGCTGAGAGCAGCTTTCTTAGCCTGCACATCACGATAGCTCTCGCGTAAGGCAGCGAGCTTGCGCGAAGCTTCTTCTCCCTCGACACGGAGCCGTTCCATCTCAGCTTCCGCATCAGCGATTAGAAGCTCTGCGTCTACGAGTTGATCTTCACTTTCGGGCACCGTTTGTGCCTCAGCTATTTGGGTACTGTGTAATATAACACTTTGTCCGGCGTTTGTCAAGCCTCGCTGGAACTGACCTCGATCATGCTGATTACCTCGTGGTCCTTCTTGAGCGTGGTGAGGAGTGCCTCATACTCCTTGGGAGTGCAGTGAAGCTGCGGTGCAACGATGATGCCATCGAAGAACACCTGGCAGGTCACGTTGTTGCCTGCGCGACTGACCTTACGAAACTCTATCTTCATCTACTGATCCTGGTTCAGGTCCGTTGCCATCTTGGTGAAACTCTTTTGTGAGCTGCATCATCAAGCGAAGTAGGAACAACGTCTGATGATCCACCGTCCAGAAATCAGTGTGAAACGACGGCTCCTTGCCCAGCCCTGATCTGACGACAGCGTACCGGACGATGCTGGGTTCCTTAGCAATAACCTCACGCAACATCTCGGTACGCTGGTCTTGCGTCAGCTCGAACAGCGGGCCATCTGTGTCAAAGATGGCGAAGTACCTCACCAGCCCGGCCACCGCTTCCTGCGCCAGGGGAGGAGGGCCTCGATGATCCAGTCCATCAGGCCCACGTCAGTCCGCCGCGCCCGCCCCACATCGAGCCGATCCGGGTGCAGACTCGAACCCAGAACGGCAGATACAGAGCGAGAAGCAGCAACCAGAGGGGAACCCTGGTCGAGCGCATCATATAGAACCTCCGCCTAAGAGTGAGGTACTACGGGGAACTGCAAAGCAAAGGGCAGAACAGCGCTCCATTCTCCACGTTTATGGGACGGGTGCTATCCTGAGTAGGATCAACCCTGACTGCCCACGTTTCACAGGTTCTTCGCTGTCTGCCCAGAGACGCTGGCGGGAATCGAACCCGACTAACCTCTGCAAGGAGATGGCCGTAACCTTGCTTCAGTTTCCAAGTGCTTGGGGAGGGCCAAGCCTCAGCGTCGAGAGTGGCGTAGGAAAGGCGTCGTGGCACCTTTACGCTGGTTGCGCAGCGACCTAGCCAGTCGGCTGGAGTATACGGTGACGATCCCCAGCTATCGCCTTTCCCGATCTTTCAGCGTCAGTTCCTCCGACGACGCTTCCTTAACTGATTCTCCAACCACTCCTGCGCCATCCAACGGGACTTACGCGGCCCATATTTCAGGCAAGCGTAATACTTCGTGGTCCCAGGCGACGTGGTGCCTTCGAGCAACGCCTGGTAACCTGAGTAGCCCTCGGCATATTCACGCAGGGCTACTGTTGGTGACCTCCCCCGGCTCGCCATGATTCAAGCGCTCGCCGGAAAAGGGAGTGTGTTATCCTTCTGCTGCTCTGCGAGTCGAAGCTCGTGGACGCGCCGAGCGAGGCGAGTCGTGGCGATCTCCTTGGCAACGAACGTTGTACGCTTCGCGCCAGGCTCCACCTCGACCACCTCACGCATCCCCGTTTCCTTGTGGATCACTTCGATTCGCTCGAAGTGCCGCACTGACACTTCATCGTCGCCTAACATATGCGGAATCAACTCCGGGTCGAAATTGTACTTCTCTTTCAGCCAGCGCTTCCAGCTGGCGTCCCTCTCCAGCACATGAGCGACATGCTCTATCGCCATCGTGCTGTACAGCCGCTGCGTCCAAACCCTGTCTACTGCGCGCTTGAGCGTGTCCCAGAAATCGGGCTCACCCGGCCACGCCTTGCTACCGAGAATGATCCTCGCGGTAGGTCCGGGCGTGAGCTTGCAATGAAAGTCACCGGGCCAGAGGAACACACGAAACGCCGTGATCGGTAGTGAGGTGTGTTCACGAGCATACTTCAACGCGTGCTTATGAACTTCCTCCTCTACCTGAGTGAGCGACAGTTTGCCCACTCCGTCCTCTTGATCTGCCATTTTGGATACGTCCCTCCCAGGACTGACGTTCGGCCATATCTGAGCGTTCGGCCACGTCTGGTTTCACGGCCATCCTGGGAGGGGACGGGTCTCAGGCCGCGGTATTGCTACTTGCGCGCACGACTGCTCCCAGCGCGGAACGTTGTACCCCGTAATATAACACATTCGGGGCGGTTTGTCAAGCCTCACGTTTCGATCTTGTCCCAGCCCTTCGGAGGATTGCTCCCCAGGTTCGGATCTTCCTCCCCGAGAATGTCCGCGATCTCACCGAGCATCGTCTTGGTGACGCCGAGCAATCCCTGGCGCGAGCGATTCCAGATCTCGCGAACCAAGTGAATCGCGTGCTCCTCGTCGCTTGCCGGGCGCTTGGGCGTCTCGTCCACCAGAAGCGCGTTGTGCAGATCGTCGCTCACGGTGCCGAACGTGGCCTTGAGAATGTCCTCACGCCTCCCGAATGATTCGAGGATACGATCCACCGTTCCCTCGACCACAGCACGCCAGAGGCGATCCTCGCTGATAGCCTGATCTCTCACCTTGTCCGCGAGGAGTTCCTTCGCCTCACGATAAGGCTTGGCCTCGGTGCTATTGTAGCCAGCCACGCTTCGGATCGTGTCCTCGACTGCGCAGTGATGCGCATACCGCGCTCTTGCGCCAGCGACACGCTCGCAAGCCTCGAGAATCTCGCGTTCGAGTTCCTTGCGATCCAATGTTCTCACCTCCTCCCGTCCTCGTCTTTAGCGACTAAATACCAGCGTGGACGTTGCCCAACAGGCGATACTCGCCTTCCCTGAACGTCTTGCTCGGCATCACGTAATTCACCGAGCACATCTGCAGCTTCGAGGCCTCGGCCATGCTTTCAGCAATGTCGAGAATCTCGAGCGGCACGGCAGACAGATTGCCTGTCGTCCTCACGCTACCTCCTTGATTAGAGGCATGATCTCGTGCTGCCACTTGCGGAGAATTTGCATCTGGTAGATCTCCGCGTCTACCTCCCTCGCGTATTTCCCAACGCGAGTCCTCTCCAACCGCCATTTCATGGCTGGAGTATTCCAATGCTTCCATTGCCAAGCGTGGCGCAGTTCGTGAGCCATGATGTGAACGAGGAACTCGGCTCGTGTCGAGAATCGAATACGCTTCTTGGTATATCTCAACTTGAAATCGTGCGTTCTCGTGATTCTACGAGGGATAATCGTGATTACCTGATTATCGTCTGGATAGAACCAGCCCCATTGTCCACCGATCTTGCCTCGCCGCTTGTTCTTAACCGTGATACAAGCGATGGGTGGACAATCTGGAGGCATCGCAAATGCTGCGGCAATCGCCACCAAACGATCCGGAATGTTGGTAGTGTTCCTCAGCATAAGTTAACTCGGGTTAATGGGCAACCAGCCTGCATCCACATCACGCCAGAATGAATCAATCCACTCAGGCGCTGGCAAGCACTGGACAAAATAAACGGGACCGCTTCTCGTGTGTTGCCGAGTCATGATCCCGCCTACCTGTTCCTTGTATCGCACAGCCTCAACGAAACGTCGAGGCTCGAACGTGCGACCAGTTACTCGCCCATTGTCACGCAATGTAACCTCGCGCCTAGGTTGGAGATGAGCCTCGATCCATCTCAGAGCCTACGAGGCGGCGCTCACCCCCAGAGGTCGAGCCTCTGGCATCTCCGGTAAATCAGGTATTACGTTGGTTTGCCAGGCGCTACTCTGGCCTTGCGCGTACTGCAAATTAGCTCTTTTCACCTTTGAGTGTAGACCTACCGACCGTGAGCGCTGATATGCGAGTTACTTCGCCTTCGCCAGGAGGCCCTGAAGCTCCTCCATCGTGAACTCCTTGCCGCTCGAAACGAGCGTCGCGATCTCGTCGAACGCGGCGGCCTTCTTGGCCTTGCTCGGCCCGCGCTCGGTATCCGCCGAAGGAGTGTAATCCAGAGCCAGCTTCTGGCCCTTCTCCTTGATCTGCTGAACCAGCTCCGCGATCTTCTCGGGAGTCAGTTCCACGCCCTCGGGAACCTCGTAGTTCCGCGCGAATGCACGAGCCGCATTCTTGGCGTTGGTGGAACGCTGGCCGTTGTAGAAGTCCCTCAAGGACTCCGCACCGCCCGCGTCGTTGACCATCTCCTCATCCGTCTCGACCTGCATCACCTCGACGGGAAACTCGATCTTGCCAAGCTTCTCGTGATTGGTGGAGACGGGCTTTTCCTGCAGGACAGCCTTCATGCTGATTCTCCTCACCGATAAACGGTAGTTGTTCGAGGTTGAATCAGCGCTCACGTATCGGTTGTCAAAGAGCTTGGTCCGTGCGACCGTAAACACAATATAACACGGTCACCGTTTCCTGTCAAGCCCCGAATATCCGGGCGCTTGCCCCACCCCACGAGTGTCCACTTAATGGGACACTTCCCATTTCACTAACGAGGCAGAACAATCCACCTCGTGCAACGCGTATACTTCCTGAGCCACGTCACCACATTACCTCCGTGGATAAGTTTACATTTCTTCCATCCATCCATGTGGATGGCCCTACCCCACCCCTTCCCTCTCACGCTCCTCAGTTATTCTCTATATATATTATTTTTATAGAGAGTACTGAGGTGTCCGGGGGGAAAGGGGTCACCCCCGTCCATCCACATGGATGCGTGGAAAAGATGGAAACTCACGCATTCACCTCACCAATGCCACGAGGAGGATTCGAACCTCCCGACACGTTGCCGTGCCTCTACCCTATAATAGCGGCTCGTGGCGTCCGTGTCAAGTCCCTATTTCGGCCGCTTGACCGTGAGGGGCTTGCCCTCGGAATCTTTCATAATCTCCACCTCAGCAAACATGAGCGCTTGCTGGTAGTGCCGTCCGTGTCCCGCCCGGATTGCTCGGACCTTGGGCTTCTCGCCGTCACGGCTGACCAGAATGAAACCGATTGCACGAGTCTGGTTCCGCACCTTGCGAGGCACAAGCGAAGTATTGCGCTTGCGTTGCTCCTTGGTCATGGCCGGGCGCGTCTTGGTCCGCCCATCTTGCGATGAGCCAATGCAACCAATTGCGTGAGCCACGTTTCCCCCTCGGGATATGTGACGGGGTTTGCGCCCCGCGCGTGCCACCTCATAGAGCAACCTCCGTGCCAGGTGGGAGGTGGCGCCCCGGTCACGGCTCCTCATAGAGCAACCCTCGTGCCACGTCTCTAACTCATTGCAGGTCAAGAGGTTAGCAATCGTGCAACTCATTGCATAACCCCCGCTTCGGGTGCCCTTCGGGGTATCTGAGCCACACTGTGGTGTAACAATCCCGCAACATGCAAATGAGTGCTCACTCACGCCCACCCCCACGGTAGTGGTTGTGAGTACTCACCCTCGTGGCGTGGCGGTGCAACCGTGAGCACTCACTCGCGCAACGCTGAGGTGAGTGAGCACTCGCATCCCCCCGTAGAGGGGAAACCAGAACTCAACATTCATATCAAGGCACCCCGACAATTTGTGCTATGTTTTTTGACATGAAACTCATTTCTTGCTCTGTGTCTTGACTTTAGCCGCTAAAGATGAGATCGTGCAGGATTTTGCGCGCATCGTACCCTACCCCGCATGGACACAGACTTCGGGCGCATCCATGCGGCTCGCGCGTAAACTGGGGCTTGCGTATGGATGGCCATTGTGCTATACTGACAACTATCCTGTGTTCGTTTCCATTCAGCTGGGGACTCGTATGTTAAGCTTCGCACCAGGACCAAACGTTACTGTTGCGAGTGGAGCGACAGATTCGCCTGCGATGATCAGTAACCATACGATCTCGGATGCTGAAGAAATCGCGTGTCTTGCCCCAGCAGCACTTCTCGAAGTGGCAACAATCGAAATCTCGCTCGACTTCGACGTAGACTACGAACTCAGAGAACCGAAGGTAACTTTGGCGCAGGCTACCGCAGCTGCGACCTGGGAAGCTTCCACGGCGACGATGCCTGCTGTGGGCGCGCATACGATCTTCGAGGCCTCGCTTCTTCTCGGCGCAGCCTGGAGAGTTCACCTGAACGGCGCAGCGGCAGCTGACCGTCTCTTCCGGTTCTTCAGACGTGTCATCGGCGGGTGAGAAACTCGTAATAGGCGAGAAAGGAAAGAGACACAGGGCGAAGCCTTTTCATGTAAAGCCACATAAGGTCGGCGGTGAGCACGCAGGATACGACATTATGTGGAACAACATAAAGTTCCTGGTTTCTGCTGATACGCGTTATCCCCTCAAGAGACACGAGGCATACGCGATTTGCAGACTGCTCAATGATATGGTGTCCGTCTTAGTTAGGGGGATTCGTGTCTGATCCTACTGGTGGTTCGCGTGCTCGTCATCGTGCCAATGCCGACAAGCGCCTCGGCAAGACTCCAGCGATGACTCCCGAAGACTCGCTCGCAGTCGAAGCGTATGGACCTCGGGGCGCTGCGATGCGCAAGACGGCGGGCAAGCTGTCGGAGGGCGTACAGAAGGCTGAGAGCACCGGCTCCAAGATCAAGAAGTTCTTTACCGGGGGCTGACATGCCGGTGAAGTCCAAAGCTCAATTCCGGGCGATGCAGGCAGCCGCGCACGGTAAGAGCACGAAGGGAATCCCGAAGAAGGTAGCGAGAGAATATCTTGCTCACTCTTCTTCCAAGAACCTCCCCGAGAAGGTGAAGCGGAGGAAGTGATGCTCAACATCATGTTGCTCGCCACACCGGACCCGGTCAGGCTGATCATCATTATCATCTTCGCCATCTGTGCTGCTGCAATCGTGTTCTGGTTTCTGCGTAAAGTGACCATCCCGGAGCCACTCAACTATGTGGTTTACGCGGCTATTGCGTTGGTGGCGCTCCTCTGTCTCTACTGGCTCTACAAGCAGTTCGCCGGGGTCTAGACGAGACCCTCCTGTGCGTGAGGAGGTCATCGGCTTCACTGAAGAGGAAGAGATAGACTGGCGGTTGTACCTACGGGACTTCCGTGAGATGATTTATCCGCTCTGGGCAGAGCACGGGTTTACACTGCCTGAAGCTTTCGCAGCTTGGCGACAAGAGATATACCTGTACGAATTAAAGCAGATTCGTGCAGCTCTTGAGGATCCTGACAATGGCTGGAAGGGGTAAGAAGAAATCATCCACTCCCAAGTCTAGCCCGCCTCCTCCGAAGCAGGGCGCACTTGGCAAACGTCTCCGAGAGTATCGTAAGGCTCTTAGGGGATTTGGAGGACGTAAAAGATGAGCTGGAACCTTTCATTCTCCGGTGGTGCTGCTGATGCTCAGACCCAGGTCGGCGAGCAGTACGAGGAAGCCAAGAAGGTAGAACGTAGTGACGAGGAGAACAAGGACCTCGACCGAGGGAAGGACTTGCTTCTCGGTTACTGCTCCGATCATCCCGGCAAGACCATCAACGCGTCTGTCTCAGGTCATGCTGGTAGCGCCAACGACTCCGGCGAAGTCAGCGCGAGCCTCAAGTTCTCATGACGGCTCCGAAGTTCAAGGAAACGCAAGTCAACCCTGATCTCCCCGAACACATGGAGGAGAATCAGACCTTTCGACGTGCGCGCATAACCAAGCCTCGTTGGAATCCCAAGGAATGGCATCCCATCTACGAGGAAGTAGTTCTCCTCGATTGTATGGGACTCAAGCGTTCCGAGATTGCGTCTCGCATTGGTTTCACCGAGATGCACATCAGTCACATCCTCAAGACAGAACAAGCGCAGATCGTTCGTAAGCTCGTCATTGCTCGCATCAACGGCAAGGCGCAGCAGACGATCGAGCAGCGTCTTGAGACTGTTACTCTCAAGGCGATGCAACGTGTTGAGGATGTAATCAACAACGACGTGCTTGCTGAAAAGAATCCTCTTGGTCTCTTCGACCGGGCGATCACACTGTTGAAAGGAACCAGGAAGATTCAGCCTGAAGATGGTGGCACACACATCAATCGTGCCCTCATCGTCTCTGAACAGCAGTTCGACAAGATGATCAAGGGCACAGCGCTCGCAGATGAAGCGAAGCGTCTGCATAGTGGAACGAAGGAAGAGATCGTTGTAGAAGATGGCGAACTTCCAACTCCGTAACTTCGAGTTTGAGGGAACTTACTCGGACGAGGAGTGGAATCATCTCATATCCGAGGAAGTTCTCACCGAAACTCGTAAGAAAGTAGAAAAGAAGTTTCGTGAGCTGGATACGGAGACTTGGAATCACTGGCGACAGAGAGCAAAGAACGACCTCTTTTGGCTGAACGCATCTGTCTTAGGCTATGACAAACTGTCTCCTAACCTGCACGGTCATCTGTGCAGCTGGATGGAAAGGAATGCAGAGTGGCGTTTTCGGGAGATTCTTCTCCCTCGCGGCCACTACAAGTCAACCATTTGCACAATCGGTGACTCGATACAGATCGTCCTTCCAGACGTTCTCTCGAATCAACCTTGGCCTCGGGACCTAGGCACAGACTGCAGACTTCTGATCTGCCATGAGACTGATGGACAAGCGTCGAATTTCTTATTTGCGATCACAGGACATTTCCTGACGAACTCGCTACTCATGGGATTGTTCCCAGAGTGCGTACCGTCACCAAGAAAACACCGCATCAATCGGCATGAATTGGAGCTGCCACGGTCACAGACCTGGCCTGAGCCAACGATTGACACGATGGGTGTAGGTGGAAAGTCGCAGGGTCGTCACTATAACTATATCAAGTTTGACGACTTGATTGGTGACAAGGCTCGTGATTCGGACACGATCATGATGGCCGCGAAGGAATGGTTCGATAACATTCAGGCTTTCTTCTCGGACTTTGGAGTTGACCATTTCGACCTGATCGGAACTCGCTGGGCATTCGACGATCTGTATTCACATGTTCATGATCGTTACGGCGAGGAGATCCTTAGGTACATCAGAGGTGTCGAGGAGCTTACTGGGAAGATAAATCCTGATAAGTCACTCGAGAAGAAGCCGATATTTCCAGAGGGTGGTTTCACAGAGAAGAATCTCGCCATCCTTCGGAAGAATCGCAGGGTCTTCAGCGCACAGTACGCGAACAATCCAGAGGAAGGTGCGACTGAATTCGACAAAAGTTGGAAGAGATACTATCACTGGGTAGGCTACAACCAGCTGATTGTCTTTTCTGGAAAGGTTCAGACAAGGATCAATGTCCGTGATCTGGATGTTTGTATTCTTTACGACCCAGCAATGTCAGGTTATGGTGGGTTGGTCGTTACTGGGTCAGACAGCCTTAATCGAATCTTCATCCTCAACTGTCTGGAGCGGGAGTGGAAGCCACCCGAAGCGTGTGATAATACATTCAAGCTGGTCGCTCGGTGGCAGCCTCGCTTGATGGCAATTGAGGAAGTGCTGTTTTCTGGTCTGTTCAAGGTCTGGTTCGAGAGGGAGATGTTGTGGAGGAAGCAGTATTTCAACATCATCCCCGTTGGACCGATTGTTGGAGGCAAGACTCTCTCGAAACCTGCTCGTGTTAGAGCAACACAGAACTACTGGAGCGCTGGTCTGATTCATTTTGCTGCGAATCCTGAGAAGATGCAGGGTGGAATCGTTGACAAGTCCAATCAGTTTGGCGACGATACAGCCGAAATGGTCAGAGAGTTCGACACTTTTGGAGCAAATCGCAAGATCCACATGCTCGATGCTCTTGGATATGGCCCAGAAGTGTGGATGCCTGGTCTTTCGAGGGGCAAGTTCCAGCGTTTTCAGCAAAAAGAAGAGGAATTCTTCGCTCAGCACGACGTGGAAACGGGCTACTCGGCCATCGACCTGGTGTAAAGAGAGGAAAGTGACAAATGGGCGTTCTTCAGGAATCATCCAAACTGCCAGAACTCACTCCGATGCAGCAGGTGGCGCTGTCTGCCATGTTTTGGGAGTGGTATTTCAAGCACAGTGGCGACACAATCATCAAAAAGACCATCCTGGTCTTCAAGATCACGATCAAGGTCAGAGATGTTCGACCGATCTTCGAACAGTTGTTCGGGAACCCTCCGCCAGGCTCAATTCCAGCGTAAGGGAGAGGTTTTCTGATGGCTGAGTACCCGAGAGAGCTGGTTTTAGATGCTGACACAGAGCTTCGCCTCGTATCTTACGTCGAGACGGAGTTACTGAACCATTACATGGAGCGTAATGTATGGATGGACAGGCTTCTGTCCTATCAGAGGGACTACTGGGCAGAGCCGACCACCAAGCGAGCAACGTTCCCCTTCACCGGAGCGTCAACTCTCGTTATTCCACTGACTGCTGTAGCGGTGGAAGCTGTCCATGCGCGCACTATGACAACCTTGTTCGCTCTAAACCAGCTGGTCTCAGCGACAGCACGATCAAGTACTTGGGAGGACTACGCGCGCCCTGTGGAGAGGTTCTTAGATCAGGAACTACTCCGCGAAATGAAGATCCGTCGTAAGCTCGACTCCTCTGTACTCGAAATCGAGAAATTCGGGACGGGTATCGGTAAGGTTGGATACGAGCGGATAGTCAAGACTGCAATACGACAGATCGGAGGAATCGAGCAAGAGATTCCCATCGTAATCCGAGATGGCGCAGTTATGGATGCGGTAGCTGTTGGTCGCTACCTCATGCCGTTCTCCGCAACCGATCCCCAGACAGCCCCTTGGTGTGGTGAGGAGCACGCAAGATCTCCGTACGATGTAATGTGTATGGAGCAAAGTGGCTTCTTCAAGCCTGGAACATTCGACAAGATCAAAGCGTGGGTAGCCACGTCTTCACAGACAGCTACTGGCGTGGAGAGAAAGTTTGCGCAGTCGCAAGAGGCCCTTGAGGGACGCAAGTCGGTCTGGCCTAACCTTCTGGATTGGGTCGAACTCTGGCTCACATTCAATGTTGATGGAGGCAAGCAGGAGAAAGAGATAGTCCTCCATTACCATCGTCCCTCTCGCGCTCTCATGTCGTGTCGCTACAACTGGCACGATGATCTACATAGACCTTACAGAGTCGGTGTCTACTTCCCAGTTGAGCATCGCTGGAACGGTATCGGCATCTGTAAGCAGAACGAGCAGTTCCAGAAAGAGATCACCACTCAGCATCGTCAGCGTCTGGACAACGCAACGTTGGCGAATATGAGGATGATCAAGATTTCGAAGCTTTCTGGATACGGCCCAGGTGAGCCGATCTTCCCAGGAAAGATGTGGTTCCTGGATGATATGTCTCACGTTGATTCAGTTCAGCTAGGAGAGATTTACAACTCTGCTTACAACAACGAGCAGGCCACCCTCATGTATAGCCAGCAGCGTACTGGCGTAAATGACGTGGTGCTAGGCCAACCACAAGTTGGTACGCCCGGAACGGCTACAGGTGACCTGGCTCGGATTCAGGAAGGTGCGAAGAAATTCGACTACGCTTATCAGAACATCAAAGAGTTCGTGCAAGAACTCATCATCGACACTGCTTGTGTGGTCCAGCAGTTTGGTCCGCGTCGTGTCGAGTACTACGATGTTGCTGAAGGTGGTCGAATGGTTCAACAGTTCTTCGAGATGCCGATCGAGTATATTCGTCACGGTCTCTTGATCGAGCTGGTTGCCGCTGGACAGCAACAGAACAAGATACTGGACCGACAGAATTGGGTGCAAGTCGCTACTCTGTTGCAGCAGTATTATGTAGGAATGCTGCAACTCGCGCAACAGGGAGGCGATCCCAACGTCGTCCAGTATATCATTCAGAAGGGTCTGCTCGCGGGCACTGAGGCGATGCGGCAGATCCTCGAATCCTTCGACATTCGTAACGTTGATAGGATCGTTCTAAGCGAGCTGCTCAAGCAGCCAGGAGGAGCAAGTGGCAGCAGCGGAGGCGGTAATGGCGCAACTGGCCCAGGAGCAAATCTTGGACCTCCAGGCGTTGGTCAAGCACCGGGAATGGACCAGCTTGCTACACTTGTTCAGACTCTTGGAGGCAACGGCGCAGGTGGAGCTGGAAGGCTTCTCCAGCCCGGAAGAGGCATTTGAGAGGCGCGGTAAGCTATTAGGCGTGCGATTAGGCTTGGAAATCATAAGCACCTTAAGCGAGAGGAGCGGGCATCATGGCAGCACCAGTGCAGCCGGAACAGTCAGGCCAACCTGGACAGGGGCGGGTCATCCCTCGGGCATCACAATCCCCGACAACCCCGGCGACGAACGGCCAGCCGGCCCCGTCTACTGAGGGACAGCAGCCGACTCAACCAGGAGCAAGTGTAACCCCTCCGGCCCCTACAGAGCCGACGAGGGAACAGAAGCTGATCGCAGCACAAGAACAGGTTCTGCGAGAACAGCAGCAGGAGCTGACGAGGCTTCGGCAGACTCAGCGTGGTATCGAGACTCGTGTTCAGGCAATCGAATCGCCTGCTCCGTCTCGTGAAGATTTCAACCGCCAGTTCTGGCAAGACCCGATGTCCATCGTGGACACGCTCAAGGCAGAATTGGCAAAGACAGTTGAGCCGATCAATCAGTACATCTCCGGTCAGCGGACGGAGACGCAGTACGACAGGCTGAAGATCGAACTCAAGAGTCAGTTCAGCGACGTGTGGCCTCACATCGAGCGTGAGGTTGATCGTTTCGTAGAAGCGGCAGCAGGAGCCGGTAACGAGGTGAACGCGCAGCTGTTGAACGTAGCGGCGCTGGCGGCGACCGGAGCGTTTCATCGTGGTCTCCTTGGGGATAACTCTTCACTATCTCCGGCACCGCCAGCACCCCCAGCGCCAACACCGCCAGCATCACCGGCACAGCCGAGAGCAGATATGACGACACCTCCTCATCTTCGTCCCAGCGCTCCGACGCCTCCGGGACACGAGCAGCCGCAGAAGCCGCCGACTCGTGAACTCTCAGAGAACGAGAAGCGCCTTGCTCGGGAACGCAGCATGACTCCCGAACAGTTCCTATCCTGGATCGAGGTACCGCCTGACCAGGTGGTGCATTCGAAGATCGGGAGGGCACAACCATGAGCGAACAGAGAGTCGTAACAGACCTGCAAACGGGCAGGGAGATCTCGCTCTCGGAAGCCATGTCGAAGGACCCTGACGAGTACAAGAGGCTGCGAGCGGAACGGAAGGCTCGTTTCAGCCGTGTACTCGAACGGGGTATGATCGCAGATCGGTTGCAGGTGGACCTGCCTCCCACGCTGTGGGGTGAGTGGGTTCCCAACGACAAGCAGTCGATCTACGAGAAGCAGCTCATCGGATTCACTGTTGACAAGGAGTACGCCACTAAGCGCGCCCTGCACGACCAGGGTGATAACATGTCCATCGTAGGCGACTGCGTGTTCATGATTCAGGATGTCGAGGACCACAATCTTCTGGAAGAAATTAGGCGAGAGAACTTCGAAGCTGCCAACGGCAAGCCTGGTCAGACGGCTCGTCTCCAAGGCGAGGAGAAAGAATTCGTAGCGCAGAGCCGTACCATCGGAATGCCGACTATCGAGGAATCGGCGTCGAAGATCGCAAGGAAAGCTGACTTGGAAAGCGCTGTGCGTACCATCAACCTCCAGAACCAAGAGGCAGCGGCCAAGGCAGCATCGCGCGTCATCAGGTAGTCTAACGTCTTCCATCTAGGGAGATAAACCTCATGGGTCGCAAGATTCAGCCCGCACGGAACATCGGAACTGGAGTTCCGAGCGTTCTCTCGGTGCAATACACCACGGGCCAGGTATTCAAGAAGGGCGCACTACTCACGTACGTCGCAGCCGGCACAGTGTCGGAGTGCGGAGCTGATCCGGCCACTGTGGCTGGTGTCTCGCTCGAAGCTGCGGCTTCCAAGCCTGGTTTCGACGCAGCCAACTCCCCGACCGTCGTCACTGGTCGAGTGCAGGAAGTCTCGATGGCAGTTGCGGATCGTCACACCGTGTTCTCGTGCCGTGGCATCAACGGCGGCACCGATCCACTCACCCCGACTCAGACCATGATCAACGAGCAGTACGGCGTTGCCAAGGTCGGTGACGATTGGGTGCTGGATCAGGCGGAAGTCACCGCGACGATCTTCGAGATCGTGGACATCGACATCGACAACAAGCTCTTCTTCGTGAAGTTCATGGAGTCGAGGATCGAGCTTCCGTAATCTGGTCTTTAGTCGCTAAAGATCAGGCAAACACGCAGTCAGGAGACAACCAACGTGGTCACCCAAGGCGCATTCAATCTACTGTTTCGCCCTGGTCTTCGCTCGGACTTCCGTGACGAGTTCGACCGTTACGCGCCGGAGTATCCGGTGTTCCTGAAGGTCGAGACGACCACCATGCCGGAGCAGTCAGCCACCATCATGACAGGGCCTTCTAGGCTGCTGGAGCGTGGTGATGGCGAGCCGATCACCTACGAGGATGCGATCATCGGTCCGAAGGTGATGGGGGTGGACAAGGAGTTCGCGCTCGGCTTCATGATCACCCGGCGCACGGTAGAGGACGACCAGTACGGCAAGGCCAACCAGGCCTCGAAGTGGCTCGCCCACGCCGGCCGCATGACCTCAGAGTATCGGGCAGCGGCTTTCTTGGACGACTTCTTCACTGGCTCGACGTTCAAGACCATCGACGGTCTGGCACCGGGCCACGCGGCACACACCCTCATCGGCAACAGCGGACTCACCGTGGCGAACATCGCCGCGACTCCGGTGGGAATGTCCATCACTGGCGTTACCGCAGTGCAGGACCTCTTCCGTCTGATGAAGGACGAGAACGGTGATCCGGTCAAGATGTGGCCCGACACCCTCGTTCTCGGGAACAGTTCGGCAGACATCAATCGCGCCTGGCAGATCTTCAACTCGGCCAAGGAACCGTTCACGACCGACAACCAGGACAACGCGATCAAGTCGAACATGAAGGTGACCGTCGAGGTCTCGCACTTCAAGACCTCCCTGAAGTCGTACTTCTTCATCGACTCTCGGTACAACGACGCGCACTACGTCACTCGTCGGGCCATCGAGTTCGATGACGACTTCGACTTCAACACCGACGCGGCTCTGTACAAGGCCACCACCAGGTTCTTGATCTGGATCGTGGACTGGCGGGGTTGGGTCGGCGTGAATCCCTCGTAATCCAACCTCCACTCTTAGCTAGGAGGTAATATGACGAGGGAAGCTGGACCGAATCACACAGGCTACGTTGCTGGTGGAGGTCAGGCGACTGATCTCGCCAACGGAGTCGAAGGTGGTCTGTGCTTCGTTGCCAAGGCAACGGTGGCGCTCAACATCGGTGATGCGGTCATCGTTCACACGGTTGCTGGCGAGGTGACCAAGACAGGCACAACGGGCCTGCACATCACTCGCTGCGGCATCGTAGTGGGCGGCACCAAGACACACATGAGGGCTCTCACCGAGTCCGATGCGGTGGGCAAGGCGGCCGCTGCAATCGGTGAGCAGGTTCTCGTTTGTTACTCAGGTATCGCATGGGGTATCGCGCAGACTGCCACGGTGGCGATCGGCGATATTCTCAGCTACGATACCACGACGGCGGGACGGCTTCTCGACACTGCCGTGGCTACCAAGAACGCCGGCATCGCACTCAGCGCGAGCGCAGCAGGTGGAGACCCGGTCAAGGTCTTCGTCGCGCTCAGTTAACACCTTCGAGGTTCATATGCGGCAGAGCCTTATCGTAGGCGCAAGGCCAGCTTTTACTCGCGGTAAGCCGTTTCCCCGCGTCCCGCTTGGGCCTGGTAATTGGAGAATCGAAACCGAGAATCGGGTTGGCTCTCGAATCTCGTTGACGATCTTCAGAAAGGTTCAAGCAGGAAGCGGGGAGGCTACCGTTCCAAGTGTAGCGGAGATTCCTCTGGAGGACAATCGCCTGTTTCTCCAGGGACCGTGTGTTATCTCCGCTGAAATTACTGAGTCTGGACGTGAATCCTACGTCAGTGTGTTCGCCTACCCGATGAACGGGAAGGTTGACTGATGGGCCTCGATCTCCAGCAGTTACGTGACGATCTCCGTGACGCTACCGGAACTGACATAGACGATCTGTCAGACGAGAAGGTAGATCGGCTTCTGAATCGTTCGTACTGGGAAGTTCTCGACAAGTTTCCGTTCCGTGAGAAGGAAGTAACTGTTACCTTCAACACGATCATCGGGACGCGGCTCTACAACATGCCGGAGCCATTCGAGGCACTTCGCAAGCTTTCGATTCTCGAACCTGCAACGCTTGTACACAAGACAATTGATCGAACCACGATCGATGTGTACGAACGTACTTACGACACGAATGAAGCTGCAGAAGGCTTCCCAACTCACTACGTTCGTGAGGGCTGCGCCGCCCGACTGCTGCCAACGCCAGACGCCATATACGAGATCACCGAGAAGTACTGGACGGTTCTCGCTGACTTGTCTATAACAAACGATACTCCTGCCATTCCACAGTCTTGGCATGAGATCATCTTGCTCGGTGCAATCTGGCGTGCATTCATCTCGTTTGGTGACTATCAGCGTGCGAGAGCAGCAAATCAACACCAGATCGCGCTCATCAACAGCGCAGTTCCGGTCGAAGCGAAGGAGGAAGTGGATTCTCCTCGTGGTGGACTGGAAGTAATCGTCCGAGAGTACGATGTCTGATGGATGTGGACTCGCTGTTACCGCTGAACCTGTAGCGGCTACTCCTACCTTCGTTGTGGAAGGCGGAGAAACAGTCGGTAACGAGCCCATTCCTGGTGTACTGAATGAGGAAGACATTTTCGATGTACCGGAGGAGGATGTTCCACCTCCTGCAATAACGCAAGAAATCCGTGAGTTTCTGGCAGATTTCGATACTGCCACTCGCGTCTTGTCGGAAGGAGCGTCGCTTCAGAAGAGGCCAGATGCAATCTCTTTTGATTATCTCACGTCCTTCAGCATTGGTCCGGTGTCGCTTGGCGACGCTTCTCAAGGATCAAACAACCGCGTCTGGCGTGCCAGAGCAATAAACGATACCGTTCTTGGGACTGGACAGCTGTTAGTTTCTCGAGCCAACGACGCTAACACGGAGTGGGAAGCTGAAGTTGTACTGTTCGGCTACGTTGGCTTTGTTTCAGAAATGGATCTGGCGTTTGAACAGGCTGGGCGTGCGGTTGTCGCGCTCGAAATTGCCAATAGCATCTGGCTGTACTGGTTCGACCCGATTCTAGGCGACTTCATCCTCCAGAACTTTGGCGAGGGTAGGAATCCGAGATGTTTGCTGGACAATCCGAATGATCCATCGGATTCTGATGTAATGGTATTCTACTTTTCAGATATCTGAGGAGCACAAGATGGCAGACTCGGTTTTCAACATCGCCAAGGGCCGCACAGTTGAACTCTACAACAGGGTCAAAAGCAACGACCCAGCCCCCAGCGCGTTCATCGTCGTCATCCTTCAAGCGACTGGCCTGGAATCTCACGCGACGCTTCAGGATTACGACAATCTGGATGCGATTCTGGCTGCGGCAAACAACGAAGCCACCAACAGCGGCTACGCACGCAAGGTACTGACGGACGCGGAGCTTGCTGCACTACCTGCGCCAGATGATACCAACAACCGCTATGACGTTGACATTCCAGATCAGACTTGGAGTGCAGTGCAGGCGGCTGGTGGTGCCTGGGGTATGTTATTGATCTGCTATGACGCCAACACAGGCGCAGGAGCAGATACCGATATTCTCCCTCTGACGATGCATGACTTCGCTGTGACACCAGATGGCAGCGACATCGTTGCGGTCGTCAACGCAGCTGGCTTCTTCAGGGCGGCTTAACATGGCAAAGGGCGAGTATTACGTCAACGCGAATCCTGGTGCTTCGGTAGGCACGATTGATCATGCTATCGTCACCATCTGGAATCCGTCAGCTACCAGAAGGATTCAGCTTCTGGAGATGTCGTTTGTATTCCAAGCTGCGGCTCCGGCCGCTGGTGCAGGCTTCGTGACGCGGCGCATGACAACGCAAGGCACCTCTGCCTCGAACATCACACCGACGGCTGAACACCACGCCAGACGTGAGGCAGCACCGGACTCTGGCTTCCTTCTCGGTCTTGGTCCGTTCTCTGCACAGCCGTCACTTGCGGCAGGAGAACTGTATCCTCAGTGGGTATTCGCAGCAGTGCAGGGATCAGGCCTCGTCTTACCAATTCCACGAGGCATCGAGATACCAGCTGGAACAGGACTGGCATTTGTCAACATGGCGGCAGTCATCTTCGCCGCATCTCAATTTGGGTGCGTGGTTGAAGAACTGTGAGCGTATACCGGACTGCTGCTAACACTTATTGTCTCCAGCTTGTAGGGGCTGGAGCGATCGGCAGTAACATCAATACGGCAGGTTTCATACATCATGGTATGACGCCGCTCGGTGGAATGACGCAGGTCGCACCGATAGATGAGTTAATCGCGGCGATTGATGCGCCACTTCAACTTGGAGCTGAAGAAACACCACCGAACGTTCTGTTTGTTGAAATCGGTATCGCAGAAGAAAACGACTCAGCACAAGGACTAACGAGTCAGAAGTTCAAGGCGATTGGACAAGCATCGGAGAGCGACACAGCACAATCAATCTCGGCGCAAGAACCGAGAGCTGTTGGTCAGTCAAGTGAAACTGACACAGCACTGGCGTTCGCGGTTAGAAAGCAAGTGGCCGTTGGACTCGCGAGTGAAACAGATTCGGCACAAGCAGCCGGAAAGTCGAAGTCAACAGCATTTGGCCTCGCGCTCGAGACGGACTCAGCGCAGGCGCTCACAGTACGAAAGGAAAAAACAGTAGGGCAGGCGTCTGAAGCTGACTCAGCATTTGATATAACGGTTGGAACTGGTGGTACTCCAACTGGAATAGCAAGTGAGACTGACACAGCCTTTGCGTTTAGCAGTCAGAAGCGTGTCAATCTCGGTTTTGCGTCAGAAACAGACTCTGCGCTTCCGATAGGTGTAGGAGGCGGTGAGCTGCTCGTAGCCGTCGGGATGACTAGTGAAGCTGATACTGCGCTGACGTTTATAAGGCAGAAGCATGTTCGTATAGGGAACCCGTAATGGCGATCGAGAACGATTCAGCGTTACCGATAACGGTCGCCATTGTTCGACCTGGACTAGTTTACCGAGTACAACGTGAGCGGTATGCGACTGAACATAGAACGCCAGTTACCGATCCAGTCAACCATTACCTTGAGGAAGTTTTCAAGGCGAAGGACAATCGACTGGTTGCAATATACAGTATCAGGACTCCTAGTACAGGTCAGTACTTGTTGGGTCGGCTGGAGTCAACGCTCTATCCATACGTTGCGCCACCCGATGAGGTTGATCTTGTACTCGACATAGTATCCGGGATTCTGTCTGAGCCTGTCATTGACTACGTGGCGTTCGATATTGATGAAGCTGATATAGCGCTTGATCTGAACGCTGGTACGTTGTTGGTAGTTGTGATCGAGCATACAATGTTTGACGTGGATGAAGCAGACATTGTGCTCGATTTGAATGCTGGAACCCTGATCATCGTGGTGCTTGAACACACGATGTTCGACATAGACGAGGCTGACATTGCGCTGGATCTCGACGCCGGTACGCTCATCGCAGTCGTCATCGAACACACCTTGTTCGATATTGACGAAGCTGACATTGCACTCGATCTCCAGAGTGGGAGCCTAGTTACAGTATGAAATGGGATCCTCGGACCAAGCCAGCTATCTGGAGACATGGACGCACGATCGAAGTTCCAGAAATCACATTCGGTCTGCGTGTGAAAGGCTGGTTCGTGGTCGAGCTGCTTGACGCTGCGACTGGCTGCGTGAAACGTCGGTTAGAGTTTCCGAATCTCATCACAGACGCAGGGTTAGACATATACTTTGCTGGCACCACGATGTTGACGTTGACAACCTGGTGCGCTTGTGGGACAGATAGCACCGCACCGGCCGTCTCACAAACTTCGCTTGGAGCAGAGATTTCACCAAGTTCCTCGAACCGTACAAATAGCAATGGGGCTATTGCTGACGTACATGCCTTCGTCGGTGGCAGTTTTTACTGGTCCAAGAAGATCACAAAGCTGTTTACTGAGACGCAGGCAAACGGTAACTTAACCGAGTTTGGGCTCTTTACCGCGAACACTGGCGGAACCATGTGGACCCGTCAGTTGTTCAAGGATGGAGGTGGCACTCCAACTACCATCGTTAAGACGAGCGCAGATCAGCTCAGAATCACATACGAGTATCGGCTCTACTTTCCGTCCGCTGACTTAGTAAGCACTAAGAACATCAGCGGTACGGTGTACGATTATACAGTGCGCCCGAACAATGTAGATGGAGCTGCTACTTGGGGAGGCATCAGTGGTCATATCGAGGCTGGCGCAGGCAGTTCCTGGCTGGGCAGTGGTGGCGTTGGACCGCCAGAAGGAAAAGAATCCAACGTGTTAGTGGCGACGACAGATGACTTTGGATCAGCAGGTGCAGATGCTACTCCAGATTCTGTTTCGATGGCTGCGTACACAAACGGTACCTTTTTCCGTGACGGAACAGCAGTTTGGGAGCCTGGATCTGCGAACTTCGCAACCGGCTTTGGTGGCACGACTGTTGGCTGGAATGGTTTCCAGAACAACATTAGAATGTTCCAGGTTGTGTTTCATACAACGAAGCTGCCGAAAACGAACACCAAGCGGCTCACCTTAACATTCAGGTGGGCATTAACGAGGTTCCCGTGATTCCTGCGTCTGGCTGGTTGCCGTTCGGTAGTAACACGAACCAGTCAGCTGACGCTGCACCTCTTCCAGTCGTACACGAACTGTCTTACGGCGACGGAGCGCAAGGCATATACGAACCGGGAGAGGAACAGGTACAGTTCGAGAATCGTATATGGTCTGCTGGTGCTGTTAGTTTCGCACCACTCGCTGGGTTTGTAGGAAACGATTACGGTTTCCTCGTCACCATCACGCAGGATGGTGCTTACGGCGCAGTACTGGTAGACATGCTCGATCCTCCAGATTTGACGAAAGATCTGGAAGATCCAGAGGAGGCAGTAGGGACACACGAGTCTTGTCCGAGCAACGATGAACTGCTCACGATCGAAGCATGTTGCTCGCTTTTTGAAGGCTGGATTTTCGATGGTGAGGTTTTCTTCAACGGCACTCGTACATTTGGGGCGATACCGTAATGGCATTGATTGAATGGATTGAGTTCACCGAGCGTGCCACAGGCAAGGATCATCCGACACGTCCGGATGTGGTGAATCGTCCGCTCCGTCAGCTACTAGCCAACTCAGGAGTCAGTCCTGACGCAGACGGTATAGCTCTTCTCACGAACCTGAACGGCTACACGAAAACGGAAGTTGACTTACTTTTAGCCGCTAAATCCGATCTAGCGGCACGGACAAATATCGTAGTTACAACAGCTTCGTTGAATGATCTCACAACCGAGGATGGAACGATAGCTCTCGGGAAATCGTTTGAGCTGTACAAAGTTGTAGTAGACAGGCACTGTCGTGTGAGGTTGTATCAGACTGCAGCAGCGAGGACATTTGATGCTGCTCGTGTGATTGGAGTTGATCCAGAGACTGCCGCTGGCGTAATCGCTGATCTCGTGTTCACAGCCTTAAGTGGACTGACGATCATCTGCGAGCCACGGATACCTGGCGAGAACCACGATGGGCCAGTGACAAGCACTATCTACTACGCAATCGAGAACATGAGCGGCGCTCCAGCAACAGTTCAGGCGACGTTTACTCGCGTCATTACGGAGCTGTAAATGGCTACTGCAACTACAGCGACAATCTTTCGCAACAACTCGGATGCAGAGTTCCGTGGTTGGGGCTCGTGGTTCAGTGACCGCTTCGTCGCCTTCGGGTGGGTCCAGGTCTTCTCGTTGTTTGGGACAGGCACAGACTGGACCGACGTAACTGCTCCAAACGCAGCAAATCAAGCGCGAGTTACCAAGATCTTTCGCATGGACGACGCTGCGCAAGCGACGGCTCCGTTCTTCCTCAAGTTAGAGTTTGGCTCAGGTGCAGCCGCAGCAACTCCAGGAGTGCGGATAAGATTTGGAACCGGCCATGACGGAGCAGGTACTATCACTGGAGAGCTTTACGACTCTGGCGCGACGTTCCTTGGTCCAGGTGCCGTCAATGTAAACATCATGACGCATTATGCGTCAGGAGCCTCTGATCGCTTCTCCATCGCTCTGGCAGCGAGCGGCACGTCTTGGCTAAACACAAACGTCTGGACGTTCTGCATCGAGCGAAGAAAGAATGGAGCGGGAGCGAACCAGACTACCGGCTTCTTGTACGCAAGTAAGAATGGTTCCTCCATGAGGAATCAAGGGCATCTTGCTGCGTCATCGCATCCTCATATTACTAATGCTCTGCAGTTTCCTTCGATGGGAACAACTTCAGCGCATATGGTTTTCGACAGCAAGTCTGCGGTTTGGCCACTGCTTTACTGTATGGGGCCAGCTGAGATGGGTTTGAACATGATAGCGTGCATCGCAGCGAGTAATCCAGTCGGAACCTTCCTCACTGTCACGGTTCTTGGCGGATCGCACACTTACGTCGTGCTCCAAGATACTGGAATGACAGGTTTGTCGGGCGGTACACTTATCGCCCCGGCCATTCTCTACGAGTGATATATGGCTGGCGAAACCATGTCTCCGTTACCAGCACAACTGGTTCAGTGGCCCGGCATAACACAGGAGGAAAAGGTCCAGATATATCCGGCTGCTGAAGGTGGTGGAGGAACACCAGTGCCAACGTCAGGTCAAGTTTGGCCCAGGGGAGCATGAAGAAGAAAATTCTCCTGGTAGACGACAACGAGGCACTCACTATTATAGTGAAGCGCCTGTTGGAACTTAACAATTACTCTGTTCGTGCTGTTCTTAGCGTGCGGGATGCGGAGAAGGTGATAAGCGCAAGCGAACGGTTCGATCTTGCGATAGTTGACATGAAGTTACCGAATGGTCAACCGGAGACGGTGGTTGGATGGCTGCGAATAAAGTGGCCAGACACTCCGATCATCTTTATCTCTGGCGCCATATACGATGACCATTTCAAGGTAATGAGAAAGCCGTTTACACTTGAAGAGTTACTTGCAGCCGTCAAGGAAAGGATAGGCGAGTGAGCAAAGTCAGACATCTGTTTCATGTGGCGTCCGACAAGAAGTGGCTAACGTATATCGGCATTGCCCTGGTCGCACTTGGTATCGCTTGCAGTCAGATCGACAGGTCAGCCGATCCGCTGTTGGACAGGATCTGTGGAATCGTAGCGTTCCTTGGTACTTTCGTCACCGCCCTCGGTAAGGGGATTGGTGATCGGCGTGAGGTTCGGACGGAGAGTGAATCTCTAGAAGAACTGAGAAAGCTGGAGGGTTAGATGGGACGAGCAGGCGTACATAATCTGGAAAGTCAATTGAGGCTTGATGAGCAGGAAGTGCTCCACGCTTATCAGGATCATCTTGGCTTCTGGACGATAGGTGTCGGGAGACTGATCGACAAGCGCAAGGGCGGCGGAATCTCTCGTGAAGAGGCCGCGCTACTCCTGCGTAATGATATTCAGAGAACCACAGGAGCAATCCAAGAGAACATACCGTGGTTCGAGAAACTGGACACTGTGCGTCAGGCTGTACTCCTGAACATGGCGTTCCAGATGGGTGTTGGAGGATTACTCGGTTTCAGGAATACTCTAAAACTCATCGAAGATGGAAAGTACGTCCACGCAGCTGCAGCGATGTTGCAGAGCAAATGGGCTACACAGACCCCTGAAAGAGCCAAACGGCTGGCAACACAAATTCGCACCGGAGAATGGCAATGATGCGCATGCTATTGCTGGCAGCCACAGCGCTGTTCACAGGATCGCAACAGGGTCCAGTATTTCAACTGAACGACGCTCCGGTGGGGCTGACATGGGAACACCTCCCTGCGCCCGAAGCGCCGGAAAGTATGGTCGTGGTCGGAAGGTATCCATCCATCTTCGCAGACTTCGTGGGTGAGTCGCTGCGCGTCGTCGTCGCCTGGGGACACCCCACAGATGGGCTCGGAAACGAGGACTCGACAGTGTTCAGGATCAAGTCGAGCAACACGATTCGATTCACTGGTGGTGGCACGTTGACGCCTGACACCTGGCGCCTGCGCAAGCATCTACCAACGAAGCTCGCAGACACGTTTAAGCTGCTTACACCTCCAATCGGTGACTCGGTATTCTTTAACTCCGACTCGATTCGGCAGTGTCGGCAGAACAAGTGCAGTGTACCTGGTACAGCGGCTTGGGGCTATCACCGGACGACAGCGCCTCCGGCGATGACTTTCATCAAGGTTTCGGTGGACTCGTTCTAGGCGATGGCAGAGAAATATATTGGCGCGCGGCGACCGGAGGCCGAGTTCAGGTGGCGAGCATTGCTGGATGCTGCATTAGCTCAGCCATATCCAACTCCAGAGCTGCGCGCTGCAATCGAAGGGCTGCGTAGGCAGAACAGAGGTAGGACTTACGAGGAGCGGATACGTGGCCGAGAACAAAAGTGTGCCAACTCGAGTAACGGAGGAGCGGATAGTCGAGGCTCCACAGACGAACCTCGTCCTTCCGAAGCGTTTTGTGAAGAACATTGCTAAGGGTGATTCCACCCCTTCGGTTAAGAACGTTGAGGAGTTGATATGTGGAAACACCGCAACTGTTCTCATAACCGACTTCGATGAGGGAGCGGACGGTCAGCACTTGTTCGTTCTCGGTGATGGATTCACGACGGTACAGAACGGCGCGAAAATCAAGACCAATACTGGGGCCGACAAGATGATGGCTGTCGATCGGTTCTATCACTTCGTGCGGTTTAACAATGCCTGGGTAGAGGCGGCGTAACCATGCCATACACACGCTCCTGGAACGAAGCGACGCCGGCAGGCACGCGAGCGGCGAACCAGATCGACGACGCGATTCGGGAGTTCAAGGTTGACCTCCGCGAGCGAATGAACAGCACGCTCGTCAATGACTGGACAGTTGATCCAGTCGTAGCCAAGTCTGCGATCTCTGGTCTGGTGAATGGTAAGTACCTCCTGTTTGGTCCGCACATCTTAACGAACAGGCAGGACGAGCACGACACCTCACACCAGGAAGAATACTTCCAGTTCGACGGTACGGAAGCATCGCAGGGCTCGCTCATCTTCCCGCTTGGGATCACGATTGTCGAGTTCGCAGTGTTGGTGAACAAGGTATCGGGCGTCAACATGACGATCGAGTTCTACCGTACCAGCTTTACAACAGGCGTGAAGACGAGCATCCATACGTTGACACACAGCGCCGTGGGCATTACCCAGTCTACTTCACCGGCGCTCGCTGACGTACCGGACCTCGATCGTATGTACCATATCCGAGCGGTCGGCAACGGGTGCCGTTTCTACGGCGCTCGCTTCAAGTATAACACACCAAGCTCGGTGGCGGTGATCTGATGGCTTTCAACAACGCGCGTCCCTGGCCACAGCCAGTCAGGAATAAGGGTACTAGTCCGAGTACCAACCTTCCTGCCAAATCGAAATTTATCGAGAGTCGTGTGAATCTCGGTATGGTTACGATGTTGGACCCTGCTGATATTGAGCCGGGCGCGCTTCAGCTTGCACAGAACGCTCGTTGCAGATTCGACCGTACACAGCGTAGGCCTGGTACGACGCTGATGGTGCCGACCAAGCCTAACAGCAATCCTGTTATCGGACTGTTCTTCTTCAAGAAGAATGACGGGACGACGTACTACTTCAGATTTACTCCAAGCACAGTTCATCATCGTGCTGGTGGAGTCTGGACGAACGTACCTGCAGCTGCTGCTGCCAAGGCGAAGGCAACGCTCACAGGCACCGCGAACTTCGTTGACACTGAAACGGTCACGATCGGTACTAAGACTTACACGTTCCAGGCAATACTGACGAACGTGGATGGTAACGTTTTCATCGGCGTTGACCTCGCAGCAAGCCTGGCGAACTTGAAGGACGCCATCAATCTTGGTCCTGGTTCTGGCACAGACTACGCAGCTGCGACGACGCTGCATCCAACTGTGGACGGAACCACACTCACAGCTACAGCGCTCACGGTCGAGGCTAAGACCGCTGGTATCGCCGGCAACAATATCGTCGTGTCCGAAACTGCAGCCAACGCTGACTGGGGTCTCGATGTAGAGCGGTTGAGCGGTGGCTTGAATTCCGGCTCGCTGATCGGTACTGCAACCGATTACATTCAAGCTGCGGTCGTGCTCGACAGGTTTGCCTTTTCCAACAATGGTAAGAACGTATTACAAGAGTACGATCACGTAGCTGTGGCGTACAAGCCCCTCGGTAACGCTCCCGAGTATCGCTACGTAACTGGTTTCTTCAATCGCGTCGTAGCTGCCAATCTATTGGGAGGTGCGCCGAACGCGGTCTTGTTAGGGTGGTCAGGTGAAAACAACATCATTGAATGGGACCCGCTCAGAGATGAGACAGCGGGATCGACTCCACTGGTGGAATCACCGGGTGACCTTGGTGACGACATTTCTGGAGTATTCGGTTTCACGAACGTCCTTGCTATCTTGCGAGAACAGAGTATCTGGCTTGCTACGAAGCAACCGATCCCTACGTTCCCGTTCAATCCTTACGCAGCTTTTCCTGGAGTGGGCTGCAATGCCCCGTATAGTGCGAAGATCACGTCGAACGGACTTACATGGGCTGACCGTCGCTCAGGCACGGTTTGGCATTACACTCCAGGCTCTGCACCGCAGCCAATTGGTCGCTCAGTCGAAAAGACGCTGATGGATGCGATCGACAACGAGGACTTGATCTTCGCCTCGTACGATCCTATCCAGAACGAATACACGGTTTGCATTCCACTCGCCAATAGTGCGGAGGTGGTAGCCTGGACATATAACTTCAGAACGCAGGCATGGACCAAGGACATTTACGAAGGACTCAGCACGATCAGCGATGCGGACCTTGGCTCTGCCACCACGACGATCGACCAGTTACCTGGACTCATCCAGAACTTGCTTGGTGACATTGACAGTCTCGGTCCAGCGCAGACGATTATTCCAACTCGGGCGTTCGGGCGCGAGGATGGCGAGATCACCATTCAGGATGAGGATGTTTCCATAGATCCTTCATTCTCTGGATCAACTGGAGAGTATGAGACCGTTCTGCTGTCGAAGGCTTTCACGCTTCCGACAGATGACATATATGTCGCGGAGATCAGGGTGGAGTTGATTCCGATCTCTGGAACCACAGTCACACTTCGCTTCTCGAAGGATGGCGGGCCGACGATCTCCGAGCTGTTCAAGACAAAGAGCTTTACCGGCACTGCTCTTGGGAAGTCCAAGATCTTTACCTGGACCAAACAGATCAAGTGTCGGCGTTTCGCCTGGCAGCTTTCATCGGTGCTGGGGCAGTTTCACGTGGTCTCATACGAGGTTCACGTTTACAAGGGTGGAGAAAGCAAAGAATGACCGCAATAATCATGACCGAGCCTGCTCTCACTTGGGTCTGTGATGAGCCGGAAGGCCCTATCGAGAGGGCCGTTTTTCCCATGCAGCTGACGCCAGATAACCTTAAGCTCTTCTGGGAAAAGTCGAAGAATTTCAAGTACATCTTCGACAACTCCGTCAGCGGCGACTTCAAGAAGTTCTGTGAACTGTTCCTCTATGCCGGTCCAAGGGGAGAGCTTTGCAGCAACGGACTCTTCTGGATCGTAGACGATTTCGTCGGTATTTATTACATGACGAGAATCGTAGCTGGCGTCGATGCGGAAGTTCACTACACGTTCTTTGATCGTCGTCACCGTGGTCGAATCGGGATCACGCAGGAGATGATCAAATACGTGTTCATGAAGTACAACTTCCGTCGCCTCAGCGTGGAGATACCGCTGTACGCGACGAAGCACGCCTTCGACTTCATCACGATGCTTGGCTTCAAGAAGGAAGGCAGGAAACGTAGGGCGATCTGGCATAACGATGACTGGTTCGACGTGGCGCTGTTCGGCATCCTCAAGGAGGAAGCTCTTGGGAGCTAAGACACAAGAGGTCGGTGGTGGCAAGGCAACCGGACTCGCCAACGAAACCATATCCGGCCTCCAAGCACTGCTCAACACTGGCGGTCTAGGCACAGCTGGCAGCCCCAATGCTGCTGGCAGTACTGGTGGAATCTTCGGCATCCTAAGCGACCTTCTTTCTTCTGGTGCTGGTGCTCCAGGGAAGGCGGCAACACAACTCCTGAGCAAGCAACAGGAACGCGACACGAACGCGATCCGTGCTCGCTTCGGAGCGTCGGGCGGAGCGGCGTTTGGTACACCTGCTGCGCACGCAGAAGGCTTGTACCGTGCCGAGGCTGCGCCACAGATCACGCAGGCGATCACAGGGTTGCAGATGAGCGCGTTAGGGCCACTGCTTCAGATGATCGCTGGCTTCTCGGACAAGGGTATTGCCCAGAGACAGCTCATCCAGAAGAAGTCTGGACTTGGACAGGCGCTCGGTACGGTCGCACAGATCGGTGGCGCTGCGTTACCGTTCCTTGCTCCTGGAGTCGGCTCGATTGCTGGACCAGCACTTGCTGGCGCTGCTGGCGGAGGTGGGGCTGGCATCCTCGACCCAGGCTACCAGTTCGGTTCAGGGGCACGTAACTCGTTCTCAGGGTTCTACGAACAATGACCATTCCCAAGCTGGAGGGATTTGACGAGAGTATCGGACCATCTCTCGCATCCCTCACTGACACCATAGGCTCCCTGGTCAAGCCGACAGCGAAGTACGATCAGGCACTCAAGGCTCTGTTCATCGAAAAGCCTGAGATGATGCAGAAGTTCGTGGACATCGAGAAACAGAACCCTGGTACGTTGAAGGCGTTTGGCTTCGGAGAGGGCGCTACTGACTTCCTTACCGGAATGAGGGAGAGCATTCCTTCGATCCGGATGGGACTCGGGCGTGAGACCCTCGAACAATCGCAGGGTGCGCGTGAGACTGCTGGACAACAGGAAGCTACCGGCGAGACTCCTGCACAAGCTTCGGGTGCTGCACTCCAGAGATATATGCTGGAAGGCGGACTCGAACTCGCGAAGTCCGATCCGCAAGCCTTCGATGCGGCCATCAGGAATATCCTGAAGGTTCCGTCGAAGCATGAGCTGAACGTTCAGCAGGATGTCGAGGGAGTGTACCAGGGAGGCAAGAAGCTCGCGGACATGGGCATTCCTGAAATCGTCACGGGTATTCAATCCGGTACAATCAAGAACGAAGACATTAACGCTGGACTGATGCATCCGGCTGCTGCTGCAGGTGTGAAGGCTGCACTTGGACAGTATCAGTTTGAGAGGGAAGCTGCGCTTCGTAGAGAACTGGCGCAGACAGCAGTAGAAGGGCGCACTCATGGAGGCTCGAATGCTCTCGAGACTTCACTTCGCCGTGCTGCGTATGACCAGTTCAAGGCAGCTGGTGGTGTTGCTCCGATCGGTGCGTTCTACGAAGTTATGTGGGGCGAGCCTTACAAGGGCGTTGCAGCTCCATCGGAGCAGATCAAAGCTGTGGAGAGTTGGCTCAAGACTTCACAGGCTGACAAGGGTGTGAAGCGTAAAGCAGAAATGCTCAAGACGATCAGGCCACTGTTCGACCAGACGATTCGGAGGAAGAACCAGCGCCCGCCGACTGACGAGCTTGTTCGTGGCAACATCTTGAAGATCAACGAGGTGTTGGAGCAGTCTGGCTCCGCGTGGCGTGCGGAGTACGACAAGACAGGACACTGGTGGCAGACCAAGGTTCCACAGATCGTGTTCCGTGATAAGCAGGGTAACATCTCCAAGGATGCTACTCCGTTGTTCTCGGAGATTCCTGCGGAGACGGTTCGTGCTTCTGACGATCCACCGCCGCTCAATCAGTACGAGCGTCAGATCCTGTCACAGCTGGAAGCACTTGATTCGGCTGGCTATGAGGCTGGCATTCAACAGCTTCGTGATGCCGGCACCGATCCAGATGTGATTCAACGAATCATCGATAACACTCCGGCATACTGATGACTGGACCACTCAACCCTGACCTTATTCGACAGCTGCAGTCCCCCTCGACTTTAGCCACTAAAGATGAGGAAGAGGAAGAGCCGCAAGCTGTAACTGGACCTCTCGATCTTACGCTGCTTGGTAAGCTGGCACGTAGAGAGAAAGGTCCACAGGATACAGGTCAGGAACTGATAGCCGGCATTCAGGCTGATGCCATTGCTCGTGTTGGTCAGCCAGTAGTAGCTCCATACGACCGTAGCGTCTTCGAGCCTCGCCCGGAGGCACCACCAGAAGTCGAGAAGAAACCAACCATTGATGAACTTCTTGAGATCGGGACCTTCGCTCAAGATGTTACAGGAGCGGCAAAGGCTACTTCAGAGGTTGTTCCGGGTGGTCGCCCAAGCGAAAGTAGACGGCAACGTCTGGAGCGCCAGAGGGCAGAATATCTTCGTTCGCCGGAGAAGATTGCAGCAGACCTGGCGAGTGATGCTCGAATTGAGGCGGCGCCGACTGGTTTCGCGAAAGCGAGGATGAAGCTCGCGAGCATGAGACTGTTCACGGATCGAAGCATAGTCGAGTTCGATCTGGGCAACTCATCGGGATTCCACATCGGCACCCCAATCGCTCATCCGCTTGAGACAGCAAAAGAGCTGATTACTGGTATACCCAAGTTCTTCGTTGACCTGGTTAGGCAACCAGCTGCGCTCGCTCTGGATCAGATCGAACCAGGGGGCTATCTTCTTCCAGAAGAAAGGGAGCAGTACAAGCGCGAAGTTGTCGCCAATTACGCTGGGCTCGTTATGGGTTATGCTGCCGGCAGGACGGTTGCATCCATGCGAGTTGGAAATGAGTTCCTCCGTACCGGAGTGGCAGCTGCTGAGCGCGCTGGAGTTGCCGTACCGATTGGGGAACTTGAAGCTGTTGCCCAGACCGTACCACGAGCCCTCGCAGTAGAGTCCACGATTCCAGGACAAATCGTCACTGGCTCCGTGGAAGGTGCTGTTGGAGGCGCCACGACTGGTTCGCTCTTGGGTGAGACTCCAGAAGAACGACGCAACTTCGCTGCGACCTATGCACTCATGGCGTTGCCAGCTGGTATCGCCTTCGAGGGTGTTATGGGTCGCATCAGGGGACCGAGGCTTGGTCCGATGGGTGAAGAAGGAGTAGCCGCACACAACCTGTCGATCATTCGACAGATGCAAGCAGCATCGCAACAGTCTCTCCTCAACGCGGAGAATAGCTTCCTCGCCTTGCGAGATGCGAACGATCTGGCGATGGCTGCGGAGACTGTCGAGTTCAACCGTCCTGTCGTGGTACAGGGCGTTACCAAGTTCCGTCCGAGTGAGTTGAGCATCATGCATCAGCGTCCAGACGGTAAGCTCGACATATCGTTTGGCGGTCCTCCAGAGATTGCTGGTCCTCCTACACCACCGAAACCAGAAGGGCCTCCGCCTCGTCCTGGTCCGAACATTCCAGAAGCGATCGCAGCACAGAGCGAGGCATTAACTACGACCTTCAAGCCGGGCGAAGAAGTTGCGCTCATGGCTGAACCATATGGTATGGGACGCATCGTTGAGGTGTTCGGTGACGAGTACACTGGAGAAGTGAGTCGTTACCGTGTCGTCACGAAGAAAGGTGAGGTCATTGTCAACAGCCGTGACGTGGCCTCTGCGGAAGCTCCGGGGCGAATCGAGATAGAGCCCCTCGTTGGTGAGACTGTTTATCCCGAGGTTACCCCGGAGTTTGCCAAAGCTCACTTCCAGGCAACTGGCTTCTTCCCGCATGAAGTCGTCGGATTCCTTGGGAACGATTACCATTACGTCGAGCCTGTCTTCACGAAGAAGGGTGTTCTCGAGGCACACAGAATCGCTGACGCGAGCGGGAACGCTGTTGAGGTTCCGTGGAATCAACTCCGTCATGGTCCTGACATGGCGGTGAACAGCTTCATCCTTGACGCACCGGAAGTACGCAAGGCAATCGTCAGCGACTTCGAAGCGTACATCAAGAAGGTAACCGGCAGTGACCAGATACCGAACAAGCCGTTCGGCGAGATTGCTACTGGATATGCTGACTTTCGTCGTCTCAACTCGAAGGTCGTTCCTGCATTCGTACGCTTCCTGAGTGATGAGTATGGTAAGCGTCTCCGAGACGAGGCGTTGTCTCCACAGGAGAGAGTAACGTACAATCGTCTCGTCAAGGAAGCGTCGAGCTATCGCGAGTCGTCTGCATCAAACCTGGTGGATGCCGCCACGTCGAACGGTATGTATATCGAGCGACAGAATGGTGCGCTGATCATTCGTGATAGCGATACGAACTCCTACCTGGAACTTGCTCACAGTCCAGAGGAGGCCCTTCGATTCATCCAGCAGACAGTCGAATTGCGTGGCGCTGACTTGACACCAGCTGGCTTACCCGATGGTGTGGCGCGTGGATTGATTCCAGTACCGCCACCTCCCAATGGACCACACACATCAGCGTGGAATCCATTGAGCAACGGCTGGTTCGGTGATCTGCGTGATGCGTTCAACATCTCGAAGGTGGGATCGCATCTGACTGGTATGCGTCAGGTTATGATCTCGCTGGACAACACGCTTAAGACAGGATTCTTCTCGGAAGTTTACCAGCCTCTGCAGGTTGCACACCTTCGCAAGTATGCAGCTATGCACAAGGATATGGTGCGCCTCTCCGAAACGTCTCGACTCGTTCGTGGACTGACACCAGAGCAGCTGGAGCAGATCACGACTTCTATTGAGACGATGCATCCTGACGATATGATTAAGGAGGGTGGACTCTTCAATCGCGCGTTCACTCCACGCGAACTCGCGGGAGCGAAGTGGTTCATCGAGAACCAGATTGATGTGCAGAAGGCGTTCCAGTACTTCCGTGGACTCAAGAGACTGGAGAACAATCCACGTTTCTGGCAGCTCCCGGAAGGCGAGAAGACCGAGCCACTTCACAGGTTGCAGGCTTCGTTGAACGTGGACGAAGCTCACATCGAAGCAGCTCGGATCATGGGCGCTATACTACAGCATAACAAGCCTGGTGAGTTGTCGCTGTATGGAGTCGTTCGTCTCTCGGAAGCGGTGATGGATGGTCACGTGCGTCCGGATGATTACATCGCCAAGAACTTCCCGGCAGCTGATACAGAGCAGGGCGTGAAGATGCGGATGGCGAAGGATGAGATCAGGTCACACTTCGATGACCTCGCTGACACATTCGAGATTCCAGACGAGCAGAGACTCGGTGGATACTTCGCACACCTTCGCAACTTCAAGAACGACGAGATCATCGCCGGGCGTGATGGTGCTCCGGTGTTCACGTCAGAGCTACTTCGTACCGGCGAGATGAGCGAGTATGATCGCGATCCGATCAACGTGTTGGCTCGCTACATCAACTCTGGTTACTCCAACCGTTTCACAAAGGAAGCACTGAATCACGCATACGAGTACATCAATAGAGAGACTGCTCGCATGCCTGATCCGGCGCACGGCGATTACGTCAAGCGTCTGCTCACTGAAAACTACATCAATGAGCTAAGGGGTATTCCACACGCTTCCACATCTTTTGTGGAAAAAGCCATTAACAAAACGCTTGACAAGATGGGAATGGAGTCGGAAGTTTCGGTGCGTCGTGACATCGTGAATACGTGGCTCTCGTTGTCGTCTTCTGCAACGATCGGCTTCCGTCCGATGCAAGGCATTCGTGACTTCCACAACTTCTCCTCGATCTATTACTCGAGATTCGGTGCGCAACGCCTCGGTGATCTTTATACCATGATGGCTCGCGTCAATCCACAGGAGTTGGAACGGGCAGGAATAATCAAGAAGTCACAGATCGGAGAGTCTTCCAGTGCTGCGCTCTCACGAGAAGGTGTCACGCCCACAATGGGGCCAGTGTCCGTTCTTACCGCTCAGGAAAGACTGCAAAACTCTCTCGCTGCACGTTCAGCTCCGTGGCGCGAGGCGATCCAAACAACCGCAAACGCAGGCATCAAGTGGGGACTCCAGCACAACGTCTACCAGTGGGCGCACGCAGCGAGCTATCTGGAAAGTTCGACGCGGGCACTATCGGAACTCAACAAGCTTGCGTTGGGAGAGTATGGAACGGGGGATGCGGCTAAGGCAAAGGCTTATGATCGTCTATTCCTTAACTCTTACGATCCTCCTGTTGCTGCACATTTTGACCGTCTTGTTACTGAGGGACGCTTCAAAGATGCAGCAGACTTTATGGGAAGAGCAACTTCCTTCGAGACTGTCAGCACCTTCGGCCTAGCGAATCATCCTGCTGGTTGGGGGACCAACACTGGCCGACTGTTTGGACAGTTCGGTAACTGGCCCGTGTGGGCTCGAACCACGCTCGCCCGAATGTTAAGCAGAGGTACAAGACAAGAGAAGACAGGAGTAGCAGTGCGGTGGGGAATGACTCAGGGTGCCCTTGCTGCTGCCAGTGCTGGTCTTGGTTTGAATCTAAACTCATGGATGCTTCCTACGGCTGCGCCGTTGTTTTCGGCTGGCCAGCATCTAGCGGCAGCCACAGATAGCTTCGACGAAGAGCAAACTCGTGAATTACAATTGGCTGCCCAGGCAATCGTTCTTGGTGTGCCCGGCTCGACTCTGAATCGGGGAGGCCCGGTATTTGGATTGATCGGTTCTGCGATAAGCTCCGGTCAGGCATTCCCATCTGCTGAACGAGAGGGAGTTCGTACTCTAACTGAGCTGCCGTTAATGACAGTTCCAGGAGGATTCCTACTCCGCGATATTTATGAGGGTGCGGAGATGGCAGCGAATGGGGATAATCCGGTGTCGGCATGGCTCAGGGCTTTCGGGGTTCGCTCGAAGGAGGACGAGTCACTCCTGAATCCGGGAGGGATCGTGACGGAGTAGGCCGCTCAGCATCCTCTGCGCAGATGTCACAGTGTAGGGGATGCTTACCGTGCCGACATTGGATCAGCCTATGTGGATTAGGGCTTGCCATTATACACCAGCCTCGACTTCGCTTGATTGTGTGGATCATCCTCGTCAATGAACAACCGCACTTTCCCCATATCAATCAAACCTTGAATCAACTGTTCGAGCTTGACCGGGTCGGCTGACTGATAGAAGTTGGCTTTGAGGTCTCGCTTCGAGACTGTGCCTCGCTTCTTCACGAAATCAAGCATTCGATTCATGTCAACAGCATACGGATTTCTACCGATGTTGGCGAACGTCCTCGGCATCTTCAATTCGAGGTCGTCCAGTATTGCAATCGCCCCTTGAATATCGGGCAATGTAAGCACCAGCTCGTCATCATAAGCGAGATGTAAGAGCATTGCGAGCTTGTGAACGTGTGCAGGCTTGCGCTCGAAGTAGCCCTGCAGCCTATAATTGTCGCCAGCGGCTGTTTTCTGGTTGTTGACATTCTGATACCATCCCCCGTTACCATCCATGAACGCACGAACCTCATCATCAATCTCAAAGTCTCCTTGAACATTGACCGCCATGTGCATGAGATCATGGATCAAATCCTCACGCATCTCTAGTACCTTGTCCCAGTCAATCCCCAAACGATCGTAGTACATCTGGTGGCGTCTTACATCTTCCTCAAACACAAAGATAACACGAGACGCAAATCCTCCTCCGATAACGTGTTCAGGCATATTATTGCTGATCCAGTCGGGCGTCGTGCAGGCCAGTAGATTAACGCAGGGCTTCTCCGCGAAGTCGAGTCCTCGACCCAACGTCTCAACTGAAACGTCACGATTGGCGTCGAATAGATGAGTAAGTACGTCATACATATCATGCCCTGACTTCTGGATGAACATGGCAAACTCTGATGAGAAGATCGAGAGGGAGGAGTCGTCAACCTCTGAAAGCTTCTTCAACAGTTGTTCCTTGGTAATGCTCGTAGCTACCCGTTCCGTGGTAGGTATAGCTGAGAGCAATTCCTCAGAGTAATTTGCAGTTGTGGATTTCCGCGCCCTGCCGGGCGGAGCAACGAAGATGATAAAGAGCGTCGGGCTGACTTCCCATCCACCGAGAATCTTCTTCGGAACTTTCACCCTTCTTTTCAGGACGCTCGCCATTGTAAACAGTCCGGCCCAGAGATGGTAACTCTCAGGTGCTTCGGACCTTGGGAGGCTCCACTCGCGGAAGGTCAGGAGCCAATTCTCGCACTTGCGACTTTTGGTCACGATAGCCGATGAGATCGTGGATGTTGTGGAAGACTGGGATTCCGTATGCTTCTGCGAACTCGCACTCTCTGTCTGCGCCGGAGGATTCTCCGTCAAGTCTAAAGACAGCTTCGCAGGTTGGTATAAATGCAAAGCCAAGTTCCATCCACCTCTCGTATTCGTGGGGGTGCGTGATGTCTAGGAAGCAGCAAAAGTGTGGGACGTATGGATGAAATCCATTCGCCATCAGTACTGCCGCCGCATCGAAAGCACGCCTAATGTTTCTTTCGAGAGGGCCTTTACTTATCGGACCCGCGACGTAAACTCTCACTTATCCTCTACTTCAAGGGTTGGGAGATGATAACCACCCGGTGTCTGATAGATACCGAGTATAAGCTTCTTACCGTTACTGAACATGAGAACATACTGTTCGTCACTGTGACGAGGCCACATATCTATCAGCGTCTCACCCATGAACTGTCTAAGGTGCTCTCGCTCTTCGATAGTCATTACGCTGCCTCGGGAAGTTCGTACTCGATTTCGTATGATCCCATCGGGCGAAGTTGCTCGTGGAGTTCTCCCCACCTGAAACCAATCTCACAATCCACAGGAATCGTGAACTCCTCGTCGTTGACGACCAACGGGCGAAGAAGCAATTTAACTATTTGTTCGCAAATTGTCAAGCATGATGTGCGGGGAATCTCGCACAAGATTGAATCGTGTGACTGATTGATAATGCGAATCATCCCAGTCTTGACGAATTGCCTGTGTACTTCGATCACACCTCCAGGACCATTCACACCCTCTTGGATTGCACCGTCCATGTGATCTGCTACGGTTGACTGGGGGACGTAGGCGGTTGCTTCTCTGAAAAGCTCTGGTCCCCAGGGGGCGAAGAAATATCTGATACGATCATAAGGTGTGCGGAGAGTCCTCGTCTCGTTAAGTTGATACTCAATCTCATTCCACCAACCCTGAATATTGTAGTAGTCGTGCCACGACTTGTAAAAGACTTTCGACTCTGCATGAGTAACCGTAACAAAGGGCGGCTTGTCAGAGTCTTTGTTAATAACTTCGCAAGCTCGCTGAGGACCCATTCGATATGCCGTTGCGTGATTATATCTCTTTCCGACATATCGCTTTGTCTTCCTTTCTTCCTTCGGCGCTAACTCCCAGTGCTCATCAGACTCCTTGAACAACGCTTTCTGTCCTGTCTCCCGGTGAAAGTCTCCGGTAGCCAGTACGTGTTTCATCGTGTATTCGTTCGCGAGATACGCAACTAACCAACTCTCGGCTTGAGCCAAGTCGAAGTTGACGAGATAGCAGTCCTCCGGGCATATAATCATGCTCCGTATAGGAATCTGCGGATTCTTTTTCTCGTGAGACGGGGTGCGGACTACCGTTCCCATTTCTCACCTCTACGCAACGCCAGTTCTCTTCTCCCACACTCTGCCCAAGTGATTTCGATTGCGCCAGCTTTCACTGCAAGCGCACGCTTGGATTTGGCGATGTCAAAATGTTCTCCTGTCGTTCCCTCTTTCTGAATCCACTTTCGCTGCACTCCGATCTTGTCTACCATCGCGAGCAGCTCTTCTTTAGTGTCAGCAACCATATGACACATGAGCATGTTGCCGAAGGGCGCATACATATCGTCAACGTATACGCTCATATCGCTACCGCTTCTTCCGTTTCCACAGCTTCATCAATCTCGATACCCACATCTTCAGCTTCCGACTCGAGAATGTATGGCAGCATCTCTCTCAAGACCGGGTCATCCTCGTAATTTTTAAGCTCAAACACCTCACGAGGAAATGTTTGCGCATTACACCCTGTACCATCGTAGTATACGGCACAAGCCCAACGCCCGGTCTCGGGACCGACAGGCTTATAAGTAGCTCTAATACGTCCATCATCAGATATTCTGATATTGATGTAGGACGAGAGGAGCTTTCGTATACCGCGTATGAGAAGTATAGAACTGAGTGCATCAATCCGAAGTTGCCAGAAAGCGTTTGCATTGCCGCCGGGCTTCAGCTTGGAAAGTTTATCCTTGGTAAAAGCAATGAGAGATACGATGGCATCCTCGTCTGTAGTAAGGTTGCCTTCGTGGTCTTTTCGTGGAGGGAGTCCCAGTTTATCCTTGTCGTAGAGTAGGGCTCGCATCTGCTTCGGCGAGTTGACATTAACTCTAAGCTTAACAAGGTTGTTGAGAACAAACTGGATGATGGCCCACTTAGCTTGGAGTGCACGCTTGAGAGTCTCCCGACGCTTCAGATCTACCATCATTCCAGTGCGACTGATCGTGGCGGCTACCACGAATTCACTCATCTCGAAGTCGAACGTGCGCTGCCATGCTGGTGGTCCTTGTCGGAAGTCCTCTAGCTGGGCCAGATACACTTCAGCAGTAACACCAGTATCAGTCCCATTGTATTCATACAGAGCATTTCTATCGAATTTCTCACTCCAACCTTTCGCATCATCCGGGATCTCCGCGCGCCCAGCAGTCTTGTAGTAAGGCTGCCGAGTATGGACGCTACCCAAATAATCAAGAGACTTCGGTAACTCAGCCCACATAACATGCTGTCCCACCATTGTATCCCAGAAATAATTCTCAACATAAAAATCGTTTATCTCCAGGATAGGAATGTCGAACGTACCTCCGTTATGGAACACTTTCTTGACCGAGCTTCTCAGTATTCGGTCAATAGCTTCTGTCCTAGCAAAATCTGAACTCGAATGTGCAATGACAACAGATGTGAGAGGGTCCGGGCTGAATCCGACACAGAGGATGTGTGCTGTGCGTTTAACAGTTTCAATGTCAACGGCAAGGTATTCAGCGCTACAAAGACGTTCCGTCCACTCCTCAAGTAGAGCACCCACAGGGTTGAGAACCAAGTTTCTTTTCGGGTAACGTAGCTCAGGAAAAGTGCTATCATGTACGACTCTTCTAATATCTGTATCGAAGATTGGATACGCAGTGGGTTGTCTGACAATGAATGCCGGATGATATGAGGCAACGACCTTTACTCCTTCACATCCTGGGAGAATGCAAGGGAGAATTGATCCTCTCCACTTTCCAATACCTGTGCCAGGTGCCTTTTTGCCTCTTCGACCAGTGAGATAATAGAGGGGCCAATTTCCAAGCGCGGCGATGACATTAGGACGAAACTCTCTAATGTCAGAAGCAAGCTCTTCGATTCCGGCAGCCAGCTCACGAGTACGGAGGACTGCTTCGAACTTGTTATTAGGCGGACGGTACTGGACCAGATTGCAGAATCGTGCGGTATCCTCGCCAATTCCGTTGCGTCCAAGGCAATTTCTAAGTTTAAGACCCGAGACACCAACAAACGGCCTCCCGAGATCGACCTCATCTGCACCTGGTCCCTCACCAACGAGATAGATTCGAGCATTCTTCGGACCCTCGTTGGGGACTCGTACCGTGCCTATGTTCACAGCGAAGGATACTCCTCGTTCACGTCAGCGCTGATGCCTTGACGAATCTCGAAGACTTCCTGCGGTGTCTTGCTAAGGAGCCGGGCGAAGTAGATACACTCCTTGATGATGCTTGGTGATCCAGTCTTCGCCTGTCCTTCCTTCACGAATTCTTTCTCGAGTTCACTTAGCAACTTCCACCTTCCTCTCTGTCTTGAGATACTCAGCCATACGAGTTACACCACGATCATAGTGAGTCTTTGACAGTTCAAATCCCAAACCTCTGCGACCGTTCTTGATCGCGGAGTGGATAATCGAAAAAGAACCAGCGGTTGGATCGAACACCATTTCTCCTGGCACAGAACACAGTCTGATAAGATCATCGCACAGACTGAGAGGCTTCTCCGTCGGGTGAATGAGCGCAGCCACCGGCACCCGATTATGGGAGAAAACATTCTGCCAGTTTCGCTGGTGATATACCGGGTCTCCCTTACGAACAATGAGGAATGTCTCATACGCATCTATGAGCATCTTCTCCGGGAAACGATTCTGGTCACTTACTTTGTCAGGCTTATACCAGATGCAGGGAGTTCGTCCGAACTTAAGACTGAATCCAGCGTGTTCCAGTCTACCGACCATGTCCTGGTATGCCCACGCACGATACCAGAATATGAGAAATCTATCAGGCCGAAGGACACGGAACAGTTCAGGGAGGAGAGTGTTGATGATCTTGTCAGAAGTCTGAGTATCGTCGTCAAAACCCTCCCAATTGTCGTTACTCTTATGTCCAGTGTCGTCTCCCCAGGGCGGGTCGAAATTAACCAGATCGACTGACCCATCTGGCACTTCCTTGACCATCTGTAGCGAGTCCCCCAGACGGGCACAACTCTCAGCGAGATGATATGCCGCGGTTGCATGTTCCTTCACCGCCTCCATTCTGATCTTCAGCTTCTCGTTTGTCTTCATCCGCTTGACAGCAGCGGTGAGAGTCTGAGCCTTGGCTACTCCTGGATCGTTCTTGATTGCTTCTTCAACTCGGAGGTAGTGAGAAATCGAAGCAGGACTGAGCCGCAAGGAGACAGCAGTGAGTTCACCTGTCCACTCGCCACCACCCAACTTAGCAGTGATGCACATTTGTTCGTGGAACTTTCTGATGAAGCGGGCCTTCTCAACATACGTGAAATCCTTCCGCTTCATGTTCTCGTCAAATTCGATCTGGAGCATGACATGGGGTTGCAGACTTTCACGAGGCTCGGCCCAGATCATGTTTGTACCGAGTCCCTTGATGGCTTGATTCTTCTTGGCCAGCTGCCTCACGCCTTCGAGACGGCGCTCCCCAGCGACTAGGATGTAGTTGCCGTTGTCCCCTGGTTTGACGAGGATCGGCTGAAGCTGGCCAAGGGCAAGAAAGGAAGCCATGAGTTCAAGGGTTTCTTCTTCCCCAAGTTCCTCACGGATTCGCTCCTCGACCTTGACCAGATCAGTGTGGATGATCACTTGATCGTCTTACCTTCGGGCTTCGGCTGCTCCGCAATCGGGGACGTGAGCGTACCCTCGACTGGCTTGTGAGCGACACCAACGCGCTCCGGTTCAGCCGTGACTGTGATCGGCTCCGGCTTCTTCTCTTCCTTCTTCGGAGTCTTGTTGGAAGTTGGGAGGAGCATGTTGAGGAGCTTACGCTCCATCGCCTCGCGCTCATCCTTGGGACTCTCCTGCGACTTCCCTTCGTCGTAGTCTTGTACACGTTGCCGGTACTCCGCACGGTCGGTTACCGAGATCGTGTTCCAGTCCCTCGACTCGCGTCCGTTCTGACGATCCCAGACGCTCATTGCGATGAACACGAACTCAGCGACCTCCGCGTACTTGTGCTTCCCTTCGTAGGTCTTGCTCATACCAGACCCTTCAGGTTGATTGCAGCATTGGCCCACATTCGAGCTTCACGCAAACAGCGGAGGGCCGTGGTCCTGTCTGCGCAGTCGGGAGCGCTCTCGATGATTCTTTCCGCCGCTGCTTGCAGGGCGTCGCCTACCTGCACATACTTTGAATAGTCCTCGGGCTCGGACTTGTTGTATGTGAAGGACTTGAGGATCTTGAGTTCGCGATCCTCTTGTACAGTACCACGTTCACCTCTTGGCATAATCCTCCTTCGGACGGTGATCCTCCATGTTCCTCGATTTCAGTGTTGCGTTCCAGCCTGACTCGTCCAGAGCACGAGCGATGAAGGCCATCGCCTGCTCGTAGTTAGCAGGGAAGTATCCGTCTGGTCCCTTGAAGTAGAGACCTGGAACTTCGGTGGTGGGCAGTCTATCATCAGCAATGATGGCGACTGCGGAATCCTCGCGGAACATGATGAGTGTTCCCTCCACTTCATCACGTATCGCTTGGCCGGTGTACCCGGAGAAGAGAACATAGTCTCCAGGCTTGAGCCACTTACAGTTTGGACCGCAGTACTTGACGATGCCTTGGTCGCAGCGTTCCTTCGCCATCTCGGGGATGATGATACCGCCGGGCGAAACATCGCGATCAAAGAGCGGAATCACCGCGACCTTGTTGTCGTACATTTCAAGCATGTGGTCCTCAACTTTAGTGGCTAAAGATCAGACGGGTATCCAGTACTTCAGGACGTAAGGCTGCTGGTCGTGGAAGCCGATGTAAGCATTCACTCCTAAGATCTTGAAGGCAATCTGGAAATCCAGGAAGCCACCTTCATCTAGTGGCACACGCTGGTCTCGAATCACATGCTCGATGATGCGACCTTGGGCAAGGTTCGTGAAGTCATCCACAGTTAGTGGCGTTGCCTTATGCCATCTCATCTGTGATCCTTATACTTTCCGCGACGATATTTTCTGTTTTTCTTCGCAAGCCACAAGTCGCATTTTGTTATCAACCGCTTGCGAAAGCTTTCGAGGACACGACGATCTGGCATGTGATACCACACGAAGATCGGATTCTCACAATCTACATCGGACTTGTCGTACCTAACCTCCTTAAGGCACTCATCGAAATAGAGTTTAATCTCATCCACGATCGGTGCATAGAGATCGTGAATGCGAGGATGACAGCGATCACTACAAAGAGGAACCCAATCAGAGCGATCAAAGCGTATATACCTTGAAGCGTACCATTCGGGCATGAAGCAAGCGAAGAGATATTCATGGCCTTTATGATGCCTCGTCACTCCTTCGGTGGTATGGCACTTGCGACACCGTAATGGAGCCGCGCGGACCTTACTTGGATCATACTTTCCCCGCTGCCAACGCGGGTCTGGATGTAACCGACGCCAGAGTAAGACGCGGGCGCGCCAGACTTCATGGCCCAACGCACCCGCCCTCACACTACGCGCCTACCGCTGCACCTTCGAGCGGACGCCAGGTTCCCCACGTCTGCTGCATGATGGGTTCCCCGGTCTTCTCGTCAACCGACAGCTGGCCAGTGACCGGGTCCTTTGCCTGGTCAATGTCCACGTCGCAAGCGAGACGCAGGCCCTCGTACTGAGCCCACCCCGTTCCGACCTCGCCGTTCTCGGGATCGTAACCCCAGTCAGCACCGGCGATGTTGGGATCGTTGTCGAACGCCTTCTCGCTCTTCTCGTTGATGGCGGTGAATCCTGCAGCAGCCATCTGGAAGCGCTTGGCCATCTGCTGCCCACCCTCACTGTGGAGATAGAGGGTGTACATCGTCTTCTTCCCGTTCTCGGCGCCACTGGAAATCACCTTGAGCGGGACGCGGATGCCGTAAGACTGATGCCCCTTTCTGGCAGTCCGCTCGAAAGCGCGGGGCTTCCCGACCTCGAACTCGTAGTCATCCTTGGGGAGGGTGACGAACGAGGCGATCACCTGTGTCGGGTCATGCGTGTAGCGACTCATACTTTCCGCTCCTCTTTGGGGTTAAACTGCTCCGCGTTACGCGGGTGGGTTCGCCGCCTTGATTTGCGCGACGATTTTCAGGAAGTTGGGTTCGATCTCTGGGTCCTTGAATACCCCAGGATACCTCGTCTTGGCCTTGATGTTCATGCGATCCTCAGTCTGTGCGCGATACACCGAGCCACCACCAGTGCGGATCGCCTCGGCACGCCAGACCAGATCGAAGTGTGCGGTGATTTCATCCGGGAAGGTGCGACCAGTGAAGCCGGGACGTGTCTTGTCGATCTCCTCACCGATCTTCTTGCCGGATTGATCCTTGAGTGCCTTGTAGGTGAAACGCTCGTGTGCAGTGAGGACGAAGTGCTTCTTCTCCTCGCGACAGAACTTCACGGTGTCCGCGCAGAACTTGTCAATGAAGTCCATCTCGGCACCGTAGTCCTGCACAGCGGGAATGTAGAGGCCGTAATTCTTTTCCTTCTTCGCCTGCGCCGCCGTCTTGGAACGCTGGAAATCTTCGTTGACCTCCAGTCCCTTGTTCATAGCAAACGCCTTCAAGGCTGTGGCGTCGTCAACTGCGATGGTGTCGAACCGATCTGGGAACTTGTCCATCGCCCAATCTATTGCACGCTTCACCTTGTCGAAGGCATCAGCAGCGACGAAGAAGCCAGTCTTGCGGTCCATCTCTTCGCTGATTGTGGCGACGATGGGCAGGCCGTCTTGGTAGTATCTCTTGCGTGCCCACCCTGAGAGCAACGGTGTGATACCGTTACCGATGTTAATGATGAGTGTGCGCGGGCCGCATGTTCCTGCGAACACTGACTTTCCAACCCCGGAGCCACCATAATACAACATGATGACTGATTCCCAGGGTTTGATCTCGTCCAGCATCTGGAACATCACAGGTGCTGCCGGGTCCTTCAGGGGATCGTAACCTTGCAAGTCTTGCTTGGCTTTGAGATCCCCTGGTCGGAGAATACCTGTCATCGCAATACCCTCGCTGGTACTTCTAGGACGAGTGGAGGATCAACAGCCTCACTCACACTCCAGAACACCACGTCCTTGCGGGCGAACTCGATCTCCTCGTTGGTGAGTCGGTACTTGATGTCAGCCGACCGAGGATCTTCCTTCACGTCAGTCTCGCTGATGGAAGGAATATTGACGAGGTTGGGCACCATCTCGAAGGACGGGCCGTCCGAGCCAGGCATGTAATCCTTGAGAGGAACCCGCTCGAAGTACGGTACATTCATGAGCGCCTTCACCTCTGGCTTCGTCTTGCGACACTGAATCGTGACGGAGCCTGTAGCGAACGCGATCATGACCACAGTTGCAGGGCGCGGTGCAGGCATTTAGTCGTCCACCTCACGGCTAAGGAAATTCCACGGTTCAACCACGAACTCTGCTTCAAGCTTTGCCATCTGTGCTGCCTCACTCGCCCGTGTGCATACAGAGTGATACTCGCAGAACGGGCAGGAGCGTTCCTCCATCGGCCAAACATCATCTTCGCGAGCGACATTTAGCTGTTTGTTGAAGGTAACTTGTTCCTTCTCCCATTGCTGCATCTGAGATTGGGAACGAGATGAGATGTGTGGATGGAGTTCTGGACCCTTCTTTGGTTCCTTCTTCGTGCCCTTCGCGTTGAACAGAACCTCCACGAGTACACCTTGTACAGGCTCACCGCACAGGTGCTGTGCTCCGTATGCGTACCCCATGAACTGGTCGTTCGGATCGAGGGTGCGTGCGTAGTAAGCGTCCTGTGTCTTCGAGGAAGTTTTCCAGTCTCGCACCCACACCTTCTGATTCCAGCGGGTGATCTGATCCTTCTTCCCTCCACGCCACGAACCATCCGGGAGCGGAACGATGAAGTTCTGTTCGATCGCGATCACTTCGATCCTGTTCTGAATCTTCTCCTTCTGCCAGTGCTTGAATGCAACAGCACAGGACTCCACCAACCGTGCCTCGGTCATGAAGTCCCACTTGTCACCGACGATAGGATCTTTCATGCCCAACAGCTTCCAGAGGCTACGCGTTGCGGAGACTGCTTCAGCGAAGCACTTCATCTGGAAGTCCTGATCTATCACTTTCTCCAGGTGCGGGCGCGGATCGTTCATCCACTTCCGCTCCAGGACTTCTCTGAACTTGTGGTAACACGAACCGAATCCGAAATACTGCGGTCGGAATCGAGGCGCGAAGCCAAGAACGATCCGGTAGAAATACTTTCGGGTACACGTCTTGGCTATGATGATCGCTGAGTGATCCATCACCAATGGTTCATGACGCTTGAATCTCTTCATGAACTGTGGGTTCGGATACTCGCGTATCTCGTTTGGAACTGGGAGAGTTGCCGTCATGGTCTAGGACTCGGGTTCTTTGGCTCGTTTGATCCGACCGTCCCAGCCGGTTGGCTTGGCGGTGAGGGCCGCATCGAGAATGGCATCTCCATGCTGTTGTCTGGATTTTCCCCCGTTCTTAGAAGGTGAAGGAGCGCGAGAAGTTCTCGCTTTGACTGGCGATACTCGAACGTGATGGCATGATCCGACGCTCCTGCCGCATGGGCACATGCGCGAGCGTGAACCGCCTTCTCGAAGCGAGCCACGACCTTCTTCGCTACTGAAGAGGGAATCATTCGGCATCTCGCCAGGCTCCTGCGATCTCATCCCACCTAATATTGAAGGTCAGGTCAGCACCTTCATCCTTGATGTCAACTGCAACTTGCCAGTTGTCTTCGTCGAAATCGTAGATGGGATGGTCAGTCTGTTCGTCTACCACGACCTTGGCTTCCGTCTCGGGAATATCCTCGGTGCCGGGCTCGGTCGCTTTGAACGGGCCGATGATTACTCTATCACCAGCCTCTGGACATGGTATCATCTTCATGCTGCCCCCCTTCCAGCGAGAACCTTCTTGAGTTCCGCCGCGCCTATGGCCGCCAGTTCTGCTGGCGTCTTGTCGTGTGCATGCCTGAACTGTTCGAGCATCAGATCCAACACCCACGACAAGGAAGCGTTGTTACTGATGTCGCCATAGGTTTCGTAGAACCAGCTGACATTTTCCTCTGTCAACTCTACGCTCTTACGAACCGTTGCTCTTTGGGTGGGCATTGACCTCGTCTGAGAGCCAGGCGTTTACCTTCTCCGGCGAACCTTGAATATCCACGGGTAGGACGTTGACTACGAATATAACAACAGCGTGCAGATTTGTCAAGTTCAAGTCGTCCGCCGACGTGATGGCGCACTTCAGATCGTTAGTCAACACACCGTACAAGAAGCTACCTGGTCTGACTTGTCCCATCACATACCGATCGAGACCACGCATCGTGTGTGGTGGAATGAAATACCTATTGTGATTACGGTCGAAGAAGTCTGCCTTCTCTCGCTCGTAAAGCGCCTTCAGGTATTCAGGAGCTGGAGAGGACGGCGAAGAGCTGGCCATTGTTTTCCTCTGTGAGAATCAACTCTCTGTACTGACGAGTCTCTTTATCGTAGTTGAGCACCTTCACCTTACCGTGTCGCTGATACCAGAGCACGGCAGCTATTACGTTGAGCACGTTTGTACCACTCAGTGCCAGCCAATCCTCCGGTCCAGAGTCCATCATACCCTGTGCTACTTGAAACTTCACACGGTCCAGACCCTGGAAGCTGATGAATCCTCGTGTGATGAAGACTTGTTTCCCATACCTATTCAATGCTGAGTAGTCATGACCCGCGTAGTTGGTCACGAATACTCTCGGGATTATATCAGATTCTTCCTTCATCATCCTTATGGCGTCCATGCAGCCTCGCCTGGATCGTCCTTCGTAATGGTCACACCCACTTCAGCCACGATGATGTGGTAGCCGTGCTTGCTCGTCCAGTTATAGAGCGTGTTCTTATCATCGTCCATCAGCACAGCGTCAGGGAAATAGATTTGTCCTGCATCATGAGCGATGGCTGCGCCAACGATCTCGACTGCGGTATGCAGCTCCGGGAGTTCCATCTTGCTCATGAGTTGTTGAAGTGCTTGCACAGTCTCGATCACTTTCAGTTCTGCGACCACGCGATCACCACGATTGCGGATCGTGAACTTGTCTTTGAGTTTATCGTATGGTGCCTTACCAATTCTCTTGGCAAGTGTCATGGCCTCGCGCAAGTGATACCCGAGCATGTGCGCGTCCTTGGTGGGCCACGTCAGATCAGCCTTGGCTGCCACCATCTGGTCCAGCAACGGCTTCACTCGGTTGATTGAGGCTTCGTTCTTACTGTAACCCATGCTTCAGACTTCCTCCATGCCATGAAGTTGATCGCCGGGCGACTGATCAGCAGCGGGTGCGTCGGCCACTTCTTCTGGATCAGCCTTCTCATCTCTGCCGCTAGTCCCGGTATCGGGAACCTTACTGAGACTCGGGTCAAAGCGCTTCTCCAAGAACATTATCATCATCTGCTGACGTTCGCTGTCGAATCCCAATCTCACTTTTGAAATCCAAGATGGTTTCGGTCCTCCCCATGCGTAGACACAAGCCTTCATATCCTCCTGACTGTTCGGATCAATGTTCCTGAACTCATGCTCGTCAGTGAAGTGTAGCTTGAATCCGCTTATGGGCCAGTAGTGGACGCCCCATCTGATTCCGTCTTTGATGACTGATCCGGAGCCGAAATCACCCCACTGTCCAACCATGAAATTCCCTCGAACCTGATATAGTGTGCGATGTAAACGAGACGTATCAGCCACTTAACTGGTGTCTCAAGCCAGGACAACACGCCCACTTGACTGGCAAGATACTCAGTCGAGAAGCAGATCAAATCCCAGTTGGTAAACTGGCCGGATTTCTGAAGGTGAGCAAACACTCGCTTCGTTCGCTCGCCTGGCCCATTCGGATCATCCTCAGCAAACTTCAGGGCTGCTCTAAAGTCGAGTTCAGTATAGCCAAGATCTTCAGCCATGCTACCTTCTCCTCGTAGCTGTCCACTTCGACGGAACCTTTCGGCTCGGCGCCTTTGTGTAGGATCAGCAATTCCTTCGACCCCCTCAGGTGTTCTTCGCCCCACCAACCCGAGGGGATTTCATCTTCACTCGTAATCTCCGACGGACGCGGCACCGCTCCTCCGCTTTGGCTTGTTTTCCTTGTACTTCATCCCGTTGTACTTCAGCAGAGCATATGCGATGCCCTCCGGTCCTGACCTGATCATTTCACCGTGCGGCATGCGCTTGAACCGAGAACAGGTGAGTCCCGTCAGCTCCTCGATCACGCCATGCACATTCGGCAGCAACCTCGATACTAGCCGGGCGGAGGCGTCGGCCCACGCTGATAGATTCGTGCCTGCCTTCCCGATGTTGATGTTCACCTTGCACGGCAGCCCCTTCTCGTCCTCCAGAATGTGGACGAACATGGTGCCATCAGGTGTTTCCACCCTCACCGAGAGAGTCGGGAAGGTTTGATCCATCAGGACTGTCCGGCTTCCTCTTCCTCTTCACGAGCTTCCTTGATGGCTTCCTTCAGCTCACCACGGTCGAGCGTGTTCCGCTCGTCATACTCGTTGAGGATGCGGTCGAGTTCCTTGATCTCACCTTCGGTGGTGGTGCTGGGCTCGTAGCCTACGTCGTGGAGATCGGAACGGTGGGCCGTGATCACATTGACCACTGCCTCCT